CTATTGTACAATGCCAACCACAAACTCCAATCAAGCGTTATAGCGTCCCAAGAATAATGCTCGAACGGTAAGTCCTTGTCATCAGTTCCAATTGCTAAAAGAGAGTTGCCATATGCGTCCTTCATAGCAACACTCGTCTTTCCTAACTCTTTATATGCTTTAGCAGAGTCATGCATTCTACACTCGAATTCGTCTTGTCCGAGCTTTCCAGTCATTGCTTTTATCAATTCGTCCTGTAAAGACATGCACAGCCTCCTTCCATTACTTTTATCTTCCTATATCTATTATATCACAAATTTTCAAAAATGTACACTACTTTGATATATATTTTTCAAAAAATTTTCAATTCATTTATTGTATACATGATGTGTCTTACGCATGACATACGAGCAACACAATGACATGCAAGCTTTGAGCGAAATCGCAGTTCTGAAATGCGTCTTGTGTTGCCTTGTTGTATTATTTTCATTTTCGTTAAAAATTTTTATTTTGTTTCGTTTACCAACCCTTTTTAATTTTAAGTTTTTCGATTTTTTAAACGCTCAATTTTGAAAAGTTAAAAGTCTTTTGAGCCGAAAAAGAAGCAGTTTTTAAGTTTTTAACTTCAGAGTTAAGTTTATTTATATATATGCATATATGTATATGTATATTTATTTTTAATTTTATATTAAAAACTTAAAAATTTATTTAAAAAATATAATCTAAAAATACTAGCGTTTCTTGAAAGTAAACTACTGCTTTTAAGTTTCGCTTTTAACTTTCGTTTTTTACCTATTCAAAAACTTAAAAATTGACACTTTTCTCAAAGTCGAATAGTTATCAAAAAATAACTAATTTTCTCAATTTTAAAAATTTTTAACTTTTTTAAGTTTTTAGGCTGCCACTTTTAACTTTTTAAAAGCCAAAACTTAAAAGTCAATTTTTAACTTTTTAACTTCTCTTTTTTGATAAACTTAAAAACTTAAAAAAGTTATTCAAAATAGTTTACAAATATAGTTTTTTGTATTATAATATAAACATAAGATAATATTGGAGGTCCATTTATGGATGAAGCTTTGAAGAAAATCAATGACACGATTGATGTGCAAGTGTTGCTCACTAAGTCATTGTCTGAGTGGCAAGCAATGTTGGCGAACGATATAAACGTATTTTCTTGTGAGCACGGGTATCTTGCGAAACGTTTTAATGAAATCAATTTTCAATTCTGCGCGTCGAAAGAAGCTCAAGAGATAGTGCGTGATAATCTTTATGCGATTTTGCGCTATAAATATTTTTTGACTCGTTCAGACGATATTGATGAGCGCATTGAGCGTATTGTAAATTCGTTTTGTAAAAACTTGAGCACTACATTGCCTCGTATAACGTTCGATAAGAACATTGCTGATGTTGAGGGTCTTCGTTATGTGCAGTACTTGCCTGATGGTTGTGTTGCCTTTTCTAATGGCGTGTACGACTTTCGTAATGATAGTTGGTTTTTCAAGTATGATATAACTCAGATACCTCAAACGTCAAATATCATGTACATGTACGACACGCGTTACATTATACAATGGTATTTGAATTATCACTTCGAGACGCTTCCCATTGATATTACAAAAGAGACTGCAAAAAGTCTTGTTAAATCGTTAAAGACAATCGATAAAACGTATAAACTGTTCGCTTTCGAGCTCATATATAATATGTGTCATGACATCGATCATGCGTTCAGTGAAAAGATGTTTACTCATATGTGTGAAATTCTCGGATATTGTTGCTTGCAAAATTTTGCACAGTATTTTGTGTTGATTGTAGGTGCTGGACAAAACGGTAAAAACTCTTTATTTGACGGTTGTTTCACAAACCGTCTTGTACCTCGACCTGCAGCGATAGACTTTGATACGATCGAGCACGATAGATTTGCGACTGGTTCGTTAGCGAATAAATCACACAATATATTTCTTGAGACATCTGCTAAAAAATATACTGAGTCCAAGACGATTAAAGCATTGACTGGTTCGATGTATCAGTCTATAGAAAACAAAAACGAAGCTCGTTATTCAGGCATTATAAATTGCAAGTATATCTTCGCCGGTAATGACAAAGACAATATCAAATTCAGTGATACAACTACTGGTTTTATTCGTCGAATAAATATGATAGACATCTTTTATACTTGGGATGCGAACAAACGATTCTTAAAGCTTGGAGACTATTACGATACTACATTTAGTGATTCGCTTAAAGAATTGAAAGACGATATAAGTAACACTACGCTTTTCATTTATCTTGCTATGTTCGGTATTGCACATGCTACAAAAAATTTCACTTCATATTTCAGATTTACTGAGAACGATTGGAGCACAGACTATACTGACGTCAATCTTGATTTGCGAAACAGCATCAACAACATCAGTGTTGGAAAAATTATGGAGTTCGTCTCAAGATCTAAAGAGAACGAGAAATTATTTGAAGAGTCTTTCTTTACGACTGATACTAAACAACGTATTTACAATTGCGACGACGCTAAATTTTTAGGTCTTGTGTCTGCAAAAGACTTTGTCAAAAATTACAATAGAAACGATCTTGAAAACAGCAACACATATTATTTCTTTGCAGATCATACATTATTCGTCTCGTTTAAGTTTTTGCAATGCTTGCTCGGCATAAATAATACGCCTACAAGATTTACACAAGATGTCAAAAAGGCGTTCTTCATTGACTCTACACCTTTCACCTACGGCAACAAACCTTATCTCAAAATGCTCATCACAACGAAAACACAAATCATTCGATAACTCTCATTCCACGTTGTTTCCGCTTTACTTTTGTTTCCTTTCCAGTCTTAACTTGTGTTGCCTAAATGACATTTCAAAAAATTTTTGAATTATTTTTCAAAAAGTAATCAAAAACGGTTTACAAAATTATTTTTTTATGATATAATATAACTAAGATAAATCAAAAGGAGATATAAAAATGAACACCGAAAAACGCATTGCATTCGTGCAACAAATCATCAAACAACGTCGTGATGCATACGATGCTAAAGCAGATGATATGAAAACGGACGATCCGAACTATCAATTTTGCCTTGGCGCATCTTATGCATTCGATACTGTATCACAGCTCATTGACGACATTGTGTTCGCAGGGTCGTTTAACGCATTGCTCAACTTAATTATGGAGGAACAAAACAAATGAACAACAACATCGCATACGAAATTTTGGCGAAATCGCTAAATACGAAAAATCGACTTACTCGACAGCTGTTGATTGAGCATCATGACGAAGTGCTAAACAACTATATCATTGACATGTCTCAGCAACTTCTTAGCAGCAATATTCGAATTCTTTGTGACGAATCCCCGGCTCTTGAAAACTACGAAGATTTTCCTGACAAAATCTTTGCTTTGCTCAATATGTTCGACAAGCTCGATAAACTCGATGCTGCAGAATATACTAAGTCTGTTCAGTATATCATGTCTCGTATTATTCACGAACTCATTATTATATGCAACAAACTTACAAACGAAGAGATAGACAAATTTCTCAGCAATAAAATTGACAAACTTCACGAGGCAAAATAATGACACAACATGACTGGGATAAATGCTTCATTGAGATTGCTCGTAAAACAAGTGAATGCTCTGGTTGCTTGAGACATAGTGTTGGGGCGATTGCTGTAAAATACAATCAAATTCTTGCAACAGGTTACAACACTTCGACTTGCAATGTTCTTTCTTGTAAAGAGCGAAATACTTGCCTTCGTGATAAGCTCAAAATCAAATCTGGCCAAGAGCTTCAAACATGCTTTGCGATTCATGCTGAACAAGCTTTGCTTGCAAACGCTGCAAAACAAGGTGTGAGTGTTGATGGTGCCACATTATATTGCACACTTCAACCTTGTTCTATCTGTGCTAAAATGATAATCAACGCTGGCATTACTCGTGTTGTGTATACTGAAGACTATCCTGACGTGTTCGCAATTTCTTTATTTCAAGCTGCAAATGTAGAACTTGTTAAATTTGAGGAGTGACTATGACAAACGAAGAAAAACTTAATGTTTTCAAACGTGAACTTTCGTTCATTAAAAATCAAGACATTCGTGACATAACCGAAGAGCTCATTAAAGACGTTCCTGACTATTTCTTTGAAATTCCTGCGTCTTCTACAGGCAAATATCACCCTAACTATGCGTTAGGCAAAGGCGGGCTTGTCAGACACACGAAAGCTGCTGCGTTGTTTGCGAATATCTTATCTACGCCAAACCCGTTCAACTTTACGTCTGATGAACTTGACATCTGCTATGCAGCACTCATTCTTCATGATTCTCGTAAATCTGGCATTTCCGACGAAGCTAAATCGCAATACTCTCGTTTCGATCATCCTTTACTTGCTGCGAATGCAGTCAAAAACTACTTTAATTTCACTGAAGAATTTTTGTCTGTCGATGAACAAGCAAAACAAATTCAAATGATTTGCAACAACATCTCGAATGCCATCTCTTCTCATATGGGACAATGGAATACTTCGTCGTACAATCCAGACATAATTCTTCCGCTTCCTGAAACGAACATTCAAAAATTTGTGCATATGTGTGATTATCTTGCGTCTCGTAAAGAGCTCGATATAACCAACTTGTGTTGAGGATAAACCAATGCCACGACGTAAAACACTTGTCATCATTAAACAAAAACCCGAATCATCTGCACAATCAAACGTTAACGACGACATGTCTAAACAAGATTCTCGTAGAGAATTCATCGTTTCAAATCCGAAAAACCTTAATGATGAAACGCTACTTCAACTTGTAGACATTCAATCTGACTTTGCGCAATATATCATTTCTTCAAATCTTCCCAACAACGATGCTGCAAATCTTTGGAAAGTTGTAAGAACAATCTTTTCAAAATATGGCCTGAAATAACCTAATGACATATTACAAGTCATACAACGTCTACAGTTTATTACCAGAGTTATCCAGATTAAATCTGGTTAACTTTACACGCTTTATAATATAATTCCATTATTACAGTCTTTGTTAAATCTATTACATAAGGAGGTTATATGCGAAAAGGCTCAAAAAAATCTCGATCTGCTCAAACAATGCAAGCCGATTCTCAAGCTGAGCTAATGCGACAAGAGCATGCTTTGCAAATCGCACAAGAGAATGTCGATGCGATGATGATAGCGTATAAAGCTCAACTTGATACAAATCCAGAATACTCGCTTGTTGTAGACCCTGAAAACAAATATAACTTTGATGTCATAACTAAAGAGTTCATTCGCCACTATATTGAAACACGCAACATTGCAACCGCAGCAACACTTTGTGGAATAGAGAACGATGTTGCGTTAGACTTATATCGTGATTATCGAGTGTTTGCAGAGGTTCGTCGTATTTCTAAAGCATTATATCATCGTCAGTTCTCTAAAAAGATGATGTCACTTTCAGACATTGGCGGATATCTTACTTCGTTGATTGAGGACAGCGAAATACCTGAAGCAGATCGACTTACAACTCGTGAAAAGCTTGGTGTTGTGCGAATGCTCATCGAGCTTAATCAAATGAAACTTGCGTCGTTAGGCGATCCGTCCATTGTAATGATGCGAGATGTTGGAACAATGGTCAAAGATCTGTCTGTGGGTGCGATTAAAGCTTTGCTTGAACAAGCTACTCCAAAGCAACCGCCCAATAGAGACGTTGTTGATGACGTCAACTATGCTCGTGTTAAACGTGGTGAGCCAATACTTGCACCTGAAGAGTCTGCATATCTTGAATCGTTGCCTGCGAGCGAAGCGTTAAAACTTCTTGACGAACAATACAAATAGCGTCAACTATATAAGGAGTCAACTATGAGAAAATCTTTCTTTTCAATGAATAAGTTTTGGTTTTATTTTCTAAACCTTACATGGGGTTTGCCACTCAATATTATCGGTGCTTGTGTTGCATTGGCGCTTTTAATTACAGGTCATAAACCTAAACGATTTGCGTATTGCGTTTATTTTGAGGTGGGCGATAATTGGGGTGGGTTTGAGCTTGGCATTTTCTTTGTTTGTGCTAAATCAATGCCTATTTCGCTTAAATGTCATGAGTTCGGACATGGAATTCAAAATTGCTATTTCGGTCCATTGATGCCATTTGTCGTAAGCATTCCTTCTGCAATTCGATATTGGTACAGAGAATTCAAATACTACAAACAAAACAAAATTCCTGCTACAAAATACGATGACATTTGGTTTGAAAAACAAGCGACTGAACTTGGCTTTAAGCAAGTCAAAAAGGAGTTACACATCTATGAATAAACAAATCTATAAAATCATGGGCGTTACCGAGGCAGATTATAAGGCTTGGTGCAAAGACACAAATCGACAAGCGTATAAACCTGAAAATCGTCGTGAATTTTTTGCTCGACTTAATGACGGCCGTCTTATTAAAGATGAACACGGCAAACTTGTGAGAAAATATAGGAGCTCAAAATAATGGAGAACAATATGAAACTCAAAGCAGAAAAATACTTCACGTTCAAAATCTACCTTCACAATAAACGTTTGCCAATAGTGTTGGAGGGGCTCACAAAACAAGACGTTGACGAATTCAATCAACTCGCTACAAGTAAGATGTTCGTTAAATACGGCCCAATTATTATTCGTTCTGATGCTATTGACTATATAATCATTAAATAGCACTTTTGTGCTTTACATAAAAATTTTAAAAACTTTTGAAAAAGTACTTAAAAATGATTTACTTTTTATTTGTTTTGTGATATAATAATAATAGATAATAAATAAGGAGACGCATAATGGCTGACAATTTGATTTGTATTGATGCAACGCAAGGTAAATTCACACAAAAGCGATGGGCTGAATTTTGTTCGTACATTAAAGATGAGAACGAAATCATTCATTTTCTGATATCTTCTGATAATGACATCGAAGACAGAGATTTCGCTTATTGCGACAAACGAAAACTTTTTGAGTCTGAAGATTTTGTAAATCTTGTTAAACGATTTAAAAACAACGTGGCTGCATTTGTCTGTGATGATGCTGAGCTTGATGTTGATGTAAACGACGTAGAGTGGTGGCTTAAAAATAAAGACGGCACTTTTATTAGACTCGACAAACTTTTTAACGACGTGAATATCAATTGTGCAAACAAGCCGAAAGTCAAAGCTGAAAAATCTGAGAAAAAAGAACGTTCGTCATCGAAAAAGTTGATAAAAATTGCAGCAGGAATTTTGAACGACAATAGCATTGATGAGCTTGAGTTGTTCGAAGGTGATGACAAAGCAGCTGTGGTGTTTATCAACAAATATTATATGACGAATACAATTCGTAAAGGTTTTGAAAACAATACCGATATTCGATTTGTCATCGATTATAAAGACGACGAAGAACTTTATAACATCGACAATTGGAAAACCATTGCTCAACTCGATGTCGAAGGGGTTATAAAAGCAGAATGAAACTTTCTCACTCAAAATTAGCGAAAATAATTTCTTGTCCGATGAGCTACAAACTCACATATGTTGACGGAATTTATACGAAAGTTGAAAAACCTGCGCTTTGGATAGGCTCAGCAGTTCATTGGGGCATTGAACACAATACTGAAGATTTAAGTGACTACTTTAAATCGCAAGGTACGTTTAAACAGGGTGATGCATACACTCGTGAACAAATTTTGTCTGAGGCAATGGTCTATGGATATCTTCAACACAAAGATGAGATATTTGATGAAATTCTCAAAGACCCTGAAACTGGAGAAAAGCTCACTGTTATTGATGAAATGCATGAATTGTGTGTGACAGGCAAGCTCAAATCGAATTTGCAAAATCAAGATTTTCATGATTTTATCGGCATAATCGACTTATTACTTCTTACTGACAAAGGCTTTATTATTATCGATTATAAAACTTCTACTTATGAGCCTGATTGGGATGGCTATCTCGATCAGATTTATAGATACGAGTTTATGCTGAGATCTGAATTTCCAGATATTCCGATAATCAAAGTTGGTATTGTCAATATTCGTAAAACTGCGATTCGTCAGAAAAAACTTGAAAACGAAAGTCAATTTTTTAATCGCTTAAAACTTGAGTATAAACTCAACTCTGAAAATTATGTGAACTATCACGAATTTTCTAAGCGTGATATTGATGAAAAGTTGCTCAACAACTATCTCGATAATTTGTCTGTAATGGCTGATACTGCTCAAACGATAATTGACAATAAATTGTTTTTCATCAACTATTCTAACGCGACAACGTCTTATGGTAAGTCGGACTTTTACGATATCTTCTATCACACGCCAAATGCATATGTGTTGTATAATATTTCCGATTTTGTATGGAATGCAGACGAAAGTATGTTCGAAGATCATCGAGATTGTGTTGAAATCGATATGAAATGTGTTGATGCAGATTATTCGAAAGTTTTGAATAAATATTCATCATTTAAACAGATTTTGATAAACTTCGATTATCATGATTTTAACGAAAAACAAAAAGATTATATCAATAAATATATAGTACAAAATCATATTATTGATGACAATCTTATTTCTCTTTATTGGCAAACTTTCGAGAAAGAACTCGAGTTTGGAAATAATGTTAAAACGGGCGTAATATATCCGCTCAAAGGAGGTGTAGCATGAATCAGTTGCAGTTTGAGATGATACTCGAAATCATTAAAAACGGAGCTCCGGTGATGTATGAATCACTCGCAAATGCGCTTAATAATCTTGTAAACGCATACAATGAGCTTGCAAAAAAGGCAGACAACGAAAAGGAGGTGAAAGAAATTGCCGAAAATAACGCAACCGAGGGAGAACTTGGCGAATAATTGCAGAGTGTTGACTGAACAAGAGTTGATATTCATAAACGCAAAGTATCGATTTTGGTTTGAAGGTGATTTTCTTTGTACAACTTGCGTAAATCGTCAAAGAAAAACTAAGCATCTTAAAACCGAAAAATTCAGTATCAACGTTCGTCGAGTTCGTAAAATTACGTATACTGTGAAAGCAATTCAGATGTTTGAAAAATTTCAAAAAGACGAAAAGCTTAAACAACACAGCTTGACAGATATTCAGAACGCATTGAATATTTGCAGACTTACGTATCAGCCGATGAACGAAGAACAAGTGTTGAAAGTATTAAACAAGGAGAATAAAAGATAAATGGCTAAGAGAATTAAAATGCTCTTGTATGGAGAACCAGGTGTAGGAAAATCTGTATTTGCAAGTAAGGCGCCTAAACCGTTTTTTATTTGCACGGACGGCAATTATGAGTGGCTTGATGAATTCGGAGCAGATCCTAATGCGCATATAAATGTGTCTTCGTGGTCTGAAATAAAAAAGGTATTTGAGAGCGACTTAAGTAAATACGAAACGATTGTTGTTGACTTGCTTGAAGATGCATTTAAATGGTGCGAACAAGAATATTGCGAACGTAATCGTATTGAGCATGTATCTGATGTTGGATATGGCAAAGCATATGATGCAACTCGAAATGATTTCTTCATTGCAATTTCTAAACTTCTTTCGCTCGATAAACACGTCATTCTTATTTGTCACGGCATCACGTTCACTGTAAAAGATCGCAGAGGTGTTGAGCATACTCGTTATGCACCGTCTTCTCGTATTCCTGATAAAGTGTTGGATATGATTGAAGGTAGAGTTCGTTATTGCTTAAGATGTTATGTTGCAGCAGAAGAACAACCTGACGGCAAAATCGTAAAACGTCGTTTCTTATCTCTTGTACCTAAAGAAAACGAGTTTGGAATTATACGAGGCGTTGACGAAAACGTTATTCCTCACGACATTCCTCTTGAATTCAGTGAGTTTGCAAAAGCAATTAAACTTGATACTACGAAGGTTGAAACTAAAACTGCAGACGAAGTAAAACCTGAGCCTAAAGCAGAGACTAAAGTTGAATCTAATGTTGAAGTGGCATCTAAATCTGAGCCTGTAATGAGCATGAAAGATAAGCTTGCTGCATTAAAAGCAAAAAAGGAAGCTGCAGAAACTCAACCTGAAGTTAAAGACGAACCTAAAGACGAAGTTAAACCTGAACAGGTCGAAGTAAAAGTGAGTGAAGATGCTCCGTTTGCAGAATCGCTTAAACCTGAAGAACAAAAACCAGAAGTAAAAGAAACGGTAAATGTTGCAACAAATGATAAACTTGCAGCAATTCGTGCAAAACTTGCAGCAATGAAAGCTGCGTCCAATAAATAGTAAGGAGATTTAAAATTATGGCAGACGACAAAAATTTGAAAAATGTATTTTCTCAACTTGATTCACTTCTTGGAAGTGCAGACATTAAAGATGTCACGGCAGAAAGTACAGGTTTTACGGCACTTCCTGAAGGCTATTACCTTTGTGAAGTTGTTGCGGCAAACCTTGGTCTTGGTAAAACGTCCAAAGAGCCTCAGGTTGCAATAAGATTTAAAATTGTTGAAGACGGCGTTAATTACGAATCTGACAGCAAAAACAAAATCTATGAAGTAACCCGCAAAGGTACTAAAAATCGCCTCATCTTCAAATATTATCCTCTTAGAGATGAGGAGTTCGTCAGACGTTTTGTTTCCGATATGCTTAAATTTGAAGGTGACGAACCCGGTGTTCCTCTTCTTGGAAAAGAATATTTCACGAATTCCGATCTCATTGAAGATGCACTCGAAGTTCTTAAAGGCATGCGAATCTATATTCACAACACTGTGACTGAGAAGGACGATGGCACTTCTTCTACTTGGGCAAACGTATTGTCTTGGAAGAACGCAAACGGTTTAGGACTTAAGTAATATGTCTGCGATTGATACATTACAATCGATCGCAAACTCTGAGCTTATAAATTATGATTTTCGTTATTGCCTTGTTGACAAATCTAAAATACCGTACCAGATTTATGGAAACGAGGCAAAAACGAATATCGCAGAACATTTTGTGCCGTTTGAGCAATTGATGGACTCACCGATGTTGACAAGAAAAAAGATTGTTGGCATCGGTATTTCCATCCAAGCAAGTAACGTTTGTGCAATAGACGTTGATGATTGTTTTGCAAATGCGTTTGACATAAGCTCGGTTGACGATCGTGGAAAAAACATTCTTGAATTGTTTGAAGATATTGCATATTGCGAGTTTAGTTTTTCAGGACACGGAATGCGAATATTGTTTTTGCATGATGTGATTGAAGACTATGCTTCAAAGTATTATATCAAAAATTCAAAGCAACAAATTGAGTATTATCAACCTTCTTGCTCAAATCGATTTGTCACTGTTACAGGTAGATATTTGAGCAATAAGCCGATACAACATCATGCAAGTCTTGACCTTGTGTTGAATGAATTTCTTGAATCATACATGCTCAGACCTGAAAGAGAAGCGAAAGAAGACGTTGCAGACAACATAACTGATTTTGAAACGGCGTTGAATAAAACAAAGATGTTGTATTTCAAAAATCAACGTTTTCAAGATTTATGGTTTTCTGACGCACCTGGTCCTGGTAAAGACGAAAGTGAAAAAGATTTTCACATCATCGCGCTTTTATATGAAAATGTAACGACAGATGCTGAAACAATTCGAAAATTATTCGAAACGTCGCCATATTATAAAAGCAAAGATGCACAGCATTTGCAAAAATGGCAAAACAATAACTATCGATACTTCAATTATATTTATTCACATTTGTAAAAAATATTTTAGAAAGTACTTAAAAACGATTTACATTTTTATTTGAATGTGATACAATATAATAAAGATTTACTTTGGAGGTAAAAAATGAGAAAGAAAAAGATTTATTACGCTGCAGGATGGTTTGGAGAAAAACAAGAAGAAGAGCACACTCGCATTTATAACGCAATGCGAGAATTGCCACACATCGATATTTTCAATCCTAAACTTGACGGTGGCATTGTCAATCCTAAAGGTGACTTGGCTCAAGACATTCTCGATAACAATTTAAAGCATATGCGGCATTGCGATCTTGCTGTTGTTATTACAGATTATAAAGATATGGGCACGCTTTGGGAATCGGGTTATCTTTCATGTTTACGCAAACCTATTATTTATTATTGCGAAACACTTGGAGACAAGCCGTTTAATTTGATGCTTGCAAAGACCGGATATGTCGCAAGAAATGAACGAGAGTTACAGGTGCTTTTATCTAACTTGCAAGTATTTAAACATAAAAAGAAATATAATTATGAAGGAATAATCGAATGAAAGACGAATTTTTCTTTGAGCCTGAGTATTTACAAAAGCTTTATACACTAAAAAACATAGTTCGTTATAACCCAAGAATAAGACTTAGAAATGAATCTGTGGCAGAGCATTCATTCTTTGTTGCTTTGATAGCATTAGAATTGTGTAATCGACTTAATACAAGCGTTGAAACAACACAGCAATGTCTTACTAAGGCGCTTTTGCATGACATGCCTGAGACTGAGCTTAACGATATTACACACGATGTAAAATCTCGATTAAACTTGTCTTCTGTACTTAAGGCGTATGAAGACGAATATTTTAATCGAGAATTTCCGGTTTATTCTGAATTGATGTCTAACAACGATGACAATCTTGTAAATTTTATCGTAAATTATGCAGACACAATGAGTGTATTACAATATACACATAACGAAATTGAGCTTGGAAATAAATCAATGCAAGAAATTTATGACAATTGTCTTGTTCGACTTAAAACAATAAAAAACAAAATTAAGGAGATATTAAAATGAAACATTTTTCTGCAGGATACGCCGATATTTCAGTATCTGTACTTGACTTTACAAAGCACATCGCAAAACATGCTTGGGATTGTTATAAAATGACCTGGCGTGATTTACAAGAAGTGCGGTATGATCCGCATGATGCAAGAGTTCGTAAAGCGATTAAAAACATTATCGAATTTAAGGCGTTACCGATGCCTCGTGAACAAGCGTTGATGACGTTTAGAATCAACAACATTTCTCGAGTATGTCTTGCACAAATTACTCGTCAGCGTAAAGCAGCATTCAACGTTGAATCTCAGATGCCTCAACCTGTTGGCCATAACGTTATTATTCCGCTTAACATTTGGCAAGATCCCGAATTAAGACATGAAGCCATCGAGCTTTGTGAAAAATCTCAAAAGTTTTATGATAAACTCATCAACATCGGCATTCCGTATCAAGATGCAAGATACATGCTCATGCATGGACAAACTACGTCTTGTGCGTATGTTGTTGACATAAACACGTTTGTCGGTTCGTTTGGTATGCGTTGTGAAAACAATTTGTCTGATGAAATCAACCTTGTATATCGTCTTTGTTTAAACGCAATGAAAAACAGAATTAAACGAGCTTATCAAGATAACGAAATTGATGAACTCGATTATGAATTTTATGATGCAATTCTTAAAAATTGCGATTGCATGGGCGCAAAACAGAAAAAAGGTATGAATACTGATGAAGTATTTGGCAATTCGTTTGCAAGATTTGAAGCAGCAAATGACGATGTTGTGAAAGCTACAAAAAATTGTTCGTGTGATTTTACAAAATCTGCGTGGTATGCAGAGCTTATTAGATTAAGACGACTTTCTCCTGAATTATTGTTTGACGGAGAAAAACAGATGATTGATGGTTGGAAGGTTAAAGATGAAGATTAAGATATTTAATGTCGAACTTGACGGTATAGATAAATGTGGTAAAGACTCAATTCGTCCATATTTGTTTTATCTTGAGCCTGGCAAATATTTGTGCAGGTCAAGAGGTATAATGTCGCAAATCGCATATGCAACGTTGTATAATCGAGATCTTAAATTTGACATTCAAGATTATGCGAAGAATACGTTGTTTGTGTTGTTAGATATCAATGAAGAAGATTGGGAAATTCGTTGTAAAATGACAAACGAGCCTAAAACATTTTCATTCTATACAATGCGTCAAACGTTCTATAATGCATTTTACGCATTAAAAAAATATGGCGTTCCTAAAAATCAGCTTATGATATTTAATACCAGCGACAATACACCGTATTCGATTATGAAACAAATTCAAGCAAGACTTAAATTGCTTAACAATGAAATCTGAGACATTTTATAACGAATATATGGAATTATATTATTAAAAGTATAACGTTTCTCAGAATTAAATCTGGATAATCTGGAGATAATCTAAATGATAACTTTTACAACGTCACAATACGACATAATGTCTAAGATTTTTAAATGCGAATCTAAAGACATTATAATATGCAACGATGCAACAGGAGGCATGACAAATAACAGCGTTGTTGTTTCGGCGAATAACGAAAAGTATATTGTTCGACTTCCTGGCGAAGGCTCAGATAAATTGGTCAATCGAGCAAAAGAGTGCGCAGTTTATAATTTTTTACGTAAATTAGATTATGACAATATCACTCTATATTGTAATGATGAAGGTTTTAAAATTTCAAAATACATTCGAAATGCAAGAACTGCGAATCCTTACAACAAGGCAGATGTTGTTGCATCAATGCAAGCATTAAAGGCATTTCATAATCGAGATTTTATTACGGACATGTTTGACTTTAATCTTGAACAAAAACTTGTCGAGTATGAAAATCTTGCAGGAATTAAACTTGAAAGCATGGCTCCTGCGTATATGAACGTTCGTAATCGTTGTATGAGAATATTGTCGTGGATAAATACGTTAACGAAAAAATATTGTTTGTGCCACATTGATTGCAATCCTGACAATGTTATATTTCAACGAAAAGACACAAAACCAATTTTAATCGATTGGGAATATGCGTCAATGCAAGATCCGGATCTTGATATTGCAATGTGGGCGACATATTGTCATTACGATTTGAGCATGTTTAATCGACTGTTGACTGCGTATTTTGGATGCTCACTCGACAACACAACAAAATTTAAGATTTACGGATACGCTGCATTTGCAGGACTATTATGGTGGGTGTGGTGTGAGTATAAAAAACAGCTTGGCGTTACGTATGGAAATTATCAAAATGAGCAATTTGACACGGCGGATAAATACTCAAAATTAGTTGAGACATATCTTAACTATACTAAGAAAGATGCTTAAAACAAAGCATCTTTTTTTTTTGAAAAATGTATTAAAAATAGTTTACTTTTCGTAAAAAACATGATATAATATAACTAAGATAAATTTAAGGAGGCTCTTAAATGGGTAAAGTTAAATCAGCGATTATACTCGCAGCTGGTCGTGGAAAACGACTCAACGAACTTACTGAAACGACGCCTAAGCCGTTGTTGAAAGTAAAAGATGAAGTGTTGATAGAACGTCTTATTCAACAGTTCAAAAGAAAAGGCATTGACGAAATTTACGTTGTCACAGGTTATAAGTACTGGGAATTCTATTATTTGCAAGATAAATTCGATGTAACGCTTGTGTACAATAAAAAATGGTTTTGCACAAACAACATTATTTCGTTTATCAAAGGTTACGAAGGTCGTTCTCGAATTTGTAACGAATCTGCAACAATCATGTGCGACGCAGACATTTATATCGAGAATGAAGACATCATCGAACAGACATTTAATTTTTCTGGATATTATCTTGAACACTGCACGAATAAAGACATTCTTAAAAATGAGTGGACGGCGAATATCGACGAAGATAATTGGATAACTGATGTAGAAACTTCGTCTGATATAAACGATGGCTATGTATTAAGAAGTTTTTCGTATTGGATGCCTGAAGCGCTCGACAAATTATACAGACAAGCAAAAGAATTAACGAAAGATGGTCAAAATATGCAACTTTATATTGACAACATTCCTTGTTTGATAAACAAAAGAGAATATCCTCTTTTAGGACGAGTCTATAAAACACCTGCATTGCTTGAAGTCGACAACTTAATTGATTATGAAAACGCAAATAAGGAGTAAGAAAATGAAAAAACCACAAAACTATAACATTTCTGTGATTGTTGTGCCTGCGTTGATTGTAATTGCACTTGGCGCATTGATAAGCGTATTTTCAACACAAGCAACAACCGTCATTTCTGTTGTTCGTGACTTTTTAGGTGAGTATCTCGGTTGGTATTATCTGCTCTTTGGCTTGGCTGCATTTGTGCTTGTGTTGATTTTTATTTTCTCTAAACTAGGTAAAATCAAACTTGGCGAAGGAAAACCGATGAATGTCTTATCGTATGGCATTTTGATTTTCACTTCTACGATGGCAGCAGATATTCTTTTTTATTCATTTCACGAGTGGACGTATTATTTCAATTCGATAAACGCATTGTCTGAAGCAGGTCAAACAAATCAGATTCTTATTTCGTCCACATACACGTATTTTCATTGGGGCTTCATACCTTGGTCGTTTTATCTTGTGTTGGCTGTGATTTATGCGTTCGTATTTTTTGTAAAACAACGTTACACAGCACAATCTATGAGTGCGATATGCGAGCCTTTATTCCAAAAAATAAAACACAGAGGTTTGCGTAAAAGTTTGATGTCAACGATGAATTGCACGTCTGTTGTAGGATTGTTACTTGGAACATCTACTACATTTTCTGTAACAACTCCGCTTATGTCTGTAATTGTTTGCAAATTGTTTGGACTTACAAATACGCCTCTCATTTCTATTTGTATATTGTGTATAATCGCAATAGTTTATACAACGGCAGTTCTTATTGGAGACAAAGGCATTTCAGTTATCGCAAACATTACAACGATTTTGTTCTCATTATTACTTGTGGCCTTTTTTATTCTTGGCGGACCGAGATTTATACTTGAAAATGGTATACAAGGTATTGGCAATATGTTTGCAAATTTTGTTAAACTTTCAACTTGGACAGATCCTGCAAGAACGTCAAATGGTTTTGTACAAAATTGGACAGTCTTTTATTGGGCGTACTGGATTGCATGGTGTGTTGCAACACCGTTCTTTATTGCAAAAATAAGTAAAGGCAGAACAATTCGACAAGTATTGGTACAAGGTGGAATTTCTGGTTTACTTGGTACATTCGCAAGTTTTACGATTTTTGGTGGTTTTGGAATGCATACACAAGTTCTTGGTGAATTTGATTTTGCAGGAAAAATTGCAGCTGGACTTTCTCCAGCAGAATGTATTATAGAGCTCATTATTTCGAAATGCGCGAATTATTGGCAAATACTATTCGTACTCATTTTATTGACAATGTTTGGTTTATATGCATCAACGTTCGATGCGCTTACAGATGTTGTAAGTAGATTTTCATACAAATTTTTAACGATCGATAAATCACCCGCAAAAGGAATTAAAATTTATTGGGCGATATTGTTTTTGATTTTGCCGATCGCGTTGATTTTCTTAAATGAAACGAATCAACTTTTACAGTCGATGTCAATTATAGGTGCAATCTTACTAACGTTTATAATGATTTGCATTGTCATTTCGTTTTTTATTGAATTAAAACAACGCAATAATACGTATAACGTATTGATGAAATATGATTTGAATAAACATGTCGTGGAGAATGAAAATGAGAAATCTAGCTTATAAAATATCTAAAGAAGAAAAACAGGCAAAAATTAAAGAGGTTTGTCTTGGCTTGCTTAACGCGTTTATTTGTGTTTGTAACAAATACAATCTTAAGTGGTTTGTCGACGGCGGAACACTTCTTGGTACAATGCGAGACGGTCATATGATACCTTGGGATGATGACGTTGATGTAATAATGCCAAGAGATGATTATGACGAACTTTGCAGACTGTCTCTTGAAGACATAAATCTTTTTGGACATCGATATTTCTTTCAAACATCATTAAACGACAATTGCTTTGAAGTTCATGCAAAATTACGTGACAACAACACTTGTGCATTGACTCCTCGTGAGTGTTGTGGAAATCATAATCGTGGAATGTTTCTTGACATCTTTCCTCTCGATTATGTGCCAAAAGATTTAAAAACTCGTAAAGAGATTGCGGCTTGTGTTAAAACGATTGCTAAACACACTCATCAAGATGAAAAATTTGAACGAACTCCGCTTTTTTATATGCTGAATAAAGTGCTTAAAGACATAGGCGAGCAAAACAAAGATTCAAAATGTGTTGCAAACGCTGCATATTGGCGCTATGACAAACGGATCATTACATTTCCTGAAAGCTTCTATAGTTATTCGATGCCGATGTGGTTTGAAGGTATAACTGTAAATGTTCCGATTGGCGCAAGAGGTATTTTGCAAAAATGGTACGGTGCCGATTGGAGAACGCCGAAACAACTTCCTACAGATCATAAAGCATTTGTTGATCCGTTTAATTCGTTTAAAAATTATAACGGGTGTACAAAACAAAATTTTGAAAATCTTATGAAATAAATTTATAAATTGTTCGAAAAAAGACCTTATATATGGTTTACTTTTCGAACAATTTGTGATATAATATAATAAAGATATATTGGAGATAAGACAATGAAATTTAAGAAGTTTAGAGAAGATGTAAAACTTCCAATGAAGCAACATCTACCTGACGTTGGCTTGGACTTGTTCATGCCTGAAGCGTTTGACATTGCTCCTCTTGAAACGAAAACAATAGGACTTGGCTTAGGTGTTGCGATTCCTGAAGGTTTTGCAGGTATGCTTGTACCAAGAAGTTCGATTGCTGCAAAAGGACTTATAATTCAAACTGCAATAATCGATCCTGATTATACTGGCGAATTTCACATTATTGTGACGAATTGCTCGAATATAACACAGCATGTTGAAAAAGAACAACGTCTTTGTTCACTCGTAATGTTTAACGCGCTTAATGCACGTGTTGAGATTGTTGAAGAATTTGAAAACACAGAACGAGGAACGAATGGTTTGGGGAGCAGTGGAAAATGATTGAAGAATGGAAACAATATTTTTCGATTGATGTGTCAAACTTTGGTAATCTTCGAGATACGATTACGAAAAAAGAAGTAGTCGCATTACCAAAAAATGCAGGTTATTTACGTGTGCATTATAAAGGTGTTTGTCAATACGTACATCGATTAGTCGCGATGGCGTTTATTCCAAATCCGGATAATTTACCGCAAGTAAATCATAAAGATGAAAATAAATGCAACAACAACGTTGATAATCTTGAATGGTGCACGGCGAAATATAACTCAAATTATGGCACACGAAGCATTCGTCAATCTGAAAAAATGAAAGGGCGAATATTAACAGAAGAACACAAACGTAAAATTAGTGAAACAGAAAAAGGACGTATACAATCTATTGAAACACGTCAAAAAATAAGTAATACAAAATTGATTACTTGGGCATCTCGTTCTTCAAGTGAAAGAACTGCAATTGCAAATAAAGGTTGGGAAACAAGGAGACGAAAAAATGCAACGTAATATTATTATTTTTGACTTTGAAGTTTTTAAATTTGATACTCTTCTTGGCTCAATTATTTTACGAGATGACAGTGTTGAAGTTTTTCAAACTTGGAATTTAAACGACATTCGTAAATTTTATGAGACTAATAAGGATGCGATATGGGTTGGTCATAATTCACAATTTTACGACAATCTCATTCTTCAAGAAGTTGTTCGTGGAAAAAGTTCTCGAGATATAAAACGAAAATCCGATGAGCTTATTCAGCATTCTCGCAAGTCGTATCTCGATATCAATCTTTATTGGTACGACTTGATGGCGCAACACATGATCGGTTTAAAAACTGTAGAGTGCGCTGTTGGTAAAGATATTTCGACATCTGAGGTTGACTTTAATCTAAATCGTCCGTTAACCGATGAAGAAAAAGCAAAGACGGAGTCATACAATAGAGATGATTTAAGCCAAACATTAGACGATTTCTATAACACTTTGTCTGAGTTCACGCTTCGACTTGATATTATAAACGAGTTTAAACTTCCGCTTGATGCATTGCATGCAACTGGTACACAAGTTGCAGAAATGGTTCTTCATGCAGAAAAGATTGAAGGCATTGAAGATTGGTATTTGGCGCCTCAAATTTATTCGACATTACAAGTAAAGAATCAACAAGTGCTCGACTTTTATTTGCACGAAGATTTTCGTAGAGCAAGCGGAGACCCTAAACGAAATTTAGCAATTAGCATTGGCGGAACTCCGCATAAACTTGGCGCTGGTGGTATTCACGGGGCAATAAAAAATTATCACACTGATTGGGCGTATTATTTCGACGTTTCTGGTTATTATAATCTTGTGATGATAAATTACGATTTGCTTCCTCGTTCAATACCTGATGAGTATAAACAGTTTTATGCGTACATGTATCATGAACAGCTCAAGCTTAAAAAGACAGATCCAAATAAACGTTGGGTATACAAAATCATATTGTTGTCTGTCTTTGGTGCAATGACGAATCCATATTGTAAATTTTACGATCCGAATAGAGGAACGCTTGTTACAATGGTGGGTCAAATGTTTCTTGTTGATTTACTTGAAAAACTTGAAGGTAAAGCAACAATTATTCAAAGCAACACAGATGGTGTTATAGCAAAAGCTCTTCCTGGAGTAAGTGAAGAAGAACTTCGAGCAATTATTGACGAATGGCAAACTCGTACAGGCTTTGTGTTAAAACTTGAAAAAGTGTATGATATACATCAACGAGACGTCAATAACTACGTGTATCGTACAGAAGATGGAAAAATCAAAACTCTCGGAGAAGTTTTTAAACACTACGATGCTTGGGAAAATCCGTTTTATGAAGACTCGTACAGAGCAAAAGAGCCAATAATAATCGAGCATGCAGTTGTTGATTATTTTATGAAGCATAAGCTTCCTGAGGAAACGATCGAAGAAAATAAACGAACTCTTCGAATGTTCCAATTTATTTGCAAGAAAAATACGTATGACTATTTAAGCATTGAAAAACAAAACTTGCAAACTGGAGAAGTCGAGTCTGAAATACTTGGAAATGTTTGTCGAGCATTTACGTACAATAATAAAGATGTAAAACAGACAATTTTTAAACACAAAGCATCAAGCAGAGCTCCAAAAAGTACACTTCAAAATGTACCAGACAATGTATTTGTATACAATAAAGAAATTTTGTCTGATGAAGCAATCGACAAGCTTATTCCTCAAATCGATTTTAGTTATTATGTAAATCGTTCATATGAACGCATTGCCGAATTTATTACAATGCCAAAGGTAAAGAAAATAGTATGAGCAAAGCCACAGAACAAAAAATCAATCAAATTTATTGGACGCTATTTAAAAAATGCTTCAACAACAGCTCACTTGCTGCTCTTTCAAGAGGTAATAAAAAGCAAGTAAAACAAGCTGTGTTGAAGCTGCAATCGTCGAAGCAATTCGACGATTTTGCCAAAAAGTTTTCTAAAGAGCTTGCAAAACAAGGTTTAAACGGTACAAAAGGAGTATGGCATAAATATTATGAAGCTGCTCGAGCAAGCAACTATATTTCTTTAAAAATGACGTATAAAGAGTATGAGTTTAATAACTTGACTGCTGCAGCAAAACATAATTTTACGATGATTAAGTCGATTCCAAATAAATTTTTGGAAGTGCTTGAACACAAATATACTTCAACGCTTATTGAACAAGTTGCAAAAGGTTCTATCGGGCGAATGTCATTTAGACGACAGCTTGAACAGCACGGACACAAGAACGCAAAGCTTATTGCTCGAACAGAATCTGCAAAATTACAAACGGCGATTCTTGAAGAACGAGCAACACAACTTGGTAGCATCGCGTATATTTGGCTTGCGTCAAACGATAGACGAACTCGAGCTTCACATAAAGCGATGAACGGCGTTGTCGTATTTTGGCGTCCTGAAAAAGAGCAACCCAAACTTGATAACATGCAAGGTAATGCAGGTTGTTTTCCTAATTGTCGATGCTCTCCGCAACCTATTGTCGATTATGACGATTTGACAAAGTATTCGTATCAAGTCTACGATTATCGAAGTCATAAAATTATCACAATGACTAAACAAAATTTAATTAAAGCCTTAGAAAAGGGTGAATTGTAATATTTAATTACATTCGATAAACAAAAGTAACAATCTGAATTAACCAGATTAAATCTGAGACACTTTATAGGTTTGATAATATAAATTTATACCTATAATATATTGAATCTTAGAGATTATCTAAGAACATCAAAAATTCGTAAGTAAACTACATTAAAAGGAGATAGAAAAATGGAAAAAAATTGCACTTTTTTGCTTGACGAAATGGCTGAGGAGATGAATAACACACTCAAGCATATTGAGAAAGTTATGTCTGAGCAAAAAGAACTTGTTGAACTTGTTAAGAAAAACGACAAAGACAATAAGTTTAAAACGTTTATTAAAGAAGCTTCTGAAAGCATAAACAAACTCGAAGATCAGCTCAACACTTTACAAGTTCGATATCAACGTCTTGCATCTGTGTTGGAAGTATGTCATAACAATGAACAGACAGCGGTTATTATAAGCACACTTTGTCTTGCACTTGGCGTCATAAATGAAGACGCTTTAAAAGAGTAACATGAATTTCATTGAGAAAGTTTTAAAACGCGAATTGTACAAAAGGGACTTTTACAGTTTTGTAAAAGCCTTTTGGCATATCGCAGATCCGTCAAAATTTGTTGATGGATGGCTAATACAGTATTATTGTGAAGTCTTTCAATACATGTGCAGATGTTGGGTAGGTTATACTGAGAAAAACATAGTTATACCAAAACACACTGATGACGATATTATTATTGATTGTAGACAAAACAAACAAAATCTTTGTTTGATGGTCCCTCCAAGACATACAAAGTCTATGATTTTTAACGTGTTTGGGCCAGTATGGTTATGGTTGTCTGCGCCAATTAAAGCTGCATCTGTATCACACACTGGTGGACTTGCAACACAGATGAATACTAAGCGACATCGAATTCTCAATAGCGAAGAATTTCAAGATTTATATCCCGAAATTCAACTTGTCATAAATGCGAAAGGACAACTTGTTGATAGTCGTGGTGCAGAGATGTATTCTATGAATAGAAACGCATTTACTGGTTATGGCGGCGATGTGATTATAAACGACGACTTAACTAACGCAGAAACAGCTCGCAAAGATCAGGCTGAAATGGCAAATGCTTGGTCATATTATCAAAACACGATGCCTTCTCGTATCAATGACATCAACAAATGTATTATTATGAACATTCAACAGCGTCTTGCACCCAACGATGTTGCTGGTCACATAATGAACGATCCGAAATTAGCGGCAAGATATGTGTTTATTACGCTACCCGCAATATTTCAAAAGCGAACGTTTATTGTGTTTCCTATTTCTGGACAAGTAAAATGTCTTGAAAAAGGCGATTTCTTGTGGCCTGAACGATTTGGAAATTATGAGTCATTGAGAGCAGATGTTGGTGAAACAATTTTCGAAACGCAGTATTTACAGAATCCGATTGCGTCCGATAAAACAGCAATAAAACAAGACATGATTGTTGAAAAAGATTTGTCTGATACACCTGGAATTGAGAATGCAGAAATAACGTATGCGTCACACGACTTTCCTGTAAAAGACAAAGATACATCTGACTTTTTGGGCTCTTGTCTTGGATATAGAGTTCGAGGTATTTTGTACATCACAGATTGTCTTGAAAAACGAATGGGCTTTACAAAAAGCGTAGAATATGTACAACAAGTTGACAATGTCTATCCTGGCACAATACAAGTCATTGAGGATAAAGCAAACGGTTCGCCTATATTACAACAGCTTCAAGACACTGTCGCAGGAATGCAAGCATTTCAACCTGGTACTGCTTCGAAATTTCAACGTCTTGAATCTGCATCATTGTATATGACGTCTGGAAATGTTATATTCGTCAAAACCGTCTTTAATAAACTCACACAACAATGGGAACTTTCACCCGCATTACGAAATCTCAAACAACGACTTTTAAGCTTCCCGTTTGTTGAGCATGACGATATTTGCGATGCATTTTCAATGCTTGTGTTGTTTGTATTTATGGACCGTAAAAACATGGTTTATGGCAGAGCGTTTAATGATGAAAACGTTGTAGATGCAACAAACTATGAGAGTAATTATTCGACTATTTTCTTTAATAAAGAAGGCGATTTATGGAAAGCACAAGAAATTAAAGTTAAATACGCCGAGAAGACGAAGCTTATTGTTACTCAAGAAATAATGTTTAAAGCTTCACTTAATGACGGTCTTGAAAAGCTTAAACAATTTGCGCCAACAAAGACTGTGTTCATCGATTGCTCTGCAACTCCTGCATTGTCTGGCATGAATTCAAAGTCTGTAACGGTTGAGAGATATGAGATCGATGACTTTGATAAGAGTATTGCGCAAATGAACTTGGCATTTTCGAACAAGTCTGTGTTGGTTGATAGACATTGCGTGTTAACAAAAGCAGACATCGAGAATTTTAAGTTTGCAAAATCAAAAGATGAGAACGTCAGATATCAAACGACAAAAGACGGTTTCGTTGCATGCATGCGCATAGCATTAAAATACTTTGGCGGAATTGCATAAAATTTAAAAATTTTTTGTAAATAGGTATTCATTTTAGTTTACTTTTCGTAAAAAATGTGTTATAATATATACAGATGAATAAAAAGGAGACTAAAATGATACCTACTTACAACGAATTACAAAATCTACTCAACACATTGCCCGTCGGTTATTACATCGGGCGCAATGTGCCTTTGACATTGACAAATGAAAACGGCTCATATTATTTACCGATGAAAGACGAGGCATATATTTCGTACCCAATGATGTACGATGTGTTGCATAAAATTGAGAATAAACTTACTTCTGAAAATATTGAAACCTTATTGAGAACTATTACATATCATGAAATTGCGCATGCATTTATAACTCCAAAAAAATTGTTTGTCAACGACGTTATAAATATTTTTGAAGATGAACGAATTGAGTCGATATGCAGAAATTATTTTAAACAAACAGATTTCAAACAGCTTTTAATGCTCGTCAATGATTGGGATGGAGTTAGCCCAGCGAAAAACGACGATCCAATTACTAAATGGTATAGTTTAATTCGTTATCATATTGGTCCTAAAGAATTTTTAGATAAAGCAACTGAGCTAATATATCAATACAGATTTCTTAATCGTAACGCAGACAGTTATGATACAAGAAAATATCAAGACGCAGTACATAATTTATTCATAGATTTTACACAAGCCAACGATCAATCAACACCGGCAAATGTAAATCAAAATGAAAGCTTGTGTTCCGGTAAAGGTGATACTAATTACAACGACAGTTTTGAACTTACAAATAATGAAGTAAAAGAAATTTTTACGCTTGCTCAACCGTTCGCAAACGCAGATATTCAAGAAAAAATTGCAAACATTATTTCTGCAAACAAAAAAGTAACAAAATCAAATGCATCTGCAATAAACGCATACTCCGGAGTATTCAATCCTCGTTCGGTAATACGCGACGATTATAAATGGTTTGTTCAACAAAATCGACAAGGCAATGTTAAACAGTATTCTAAAATCAAGCTCAATTTGTTCATTGACAACTCTGGCTCGTTTTGGTTAAATGAAACCATCGTAAATCAAATTTTATTTGCGCTTGCAAAACTTGAAAAAGTTAACTCTAACTTTTCGTTCGACCTTGTGACAATGAATACGTCTTTTTCGTTAAAATCAAAAGATTGCAGACAAATTTCTTGTGAAGGTGCTAATAATATTCCAGATGATGCAAAGCAGATAATCGATAAAGTCCAAGATAAGCAGACGATGAATTACAACATTGTGTTGTTTGATGGTTACGCGTTTAGCGGTCAAAGAAATGGAAATCATAAAAATTTCGGATTTTTCAATATACCGAATACGGTAATGATTATAGAATCGTCGAATAAAGAACTTGCTGACACATATTGCAAAAACACAAGAAGAATTTGTTCGACTAACTATCCTGAAGAGTTATTTAAACAAATTTGTATTGCACTGAATTTTTTGTTAAAATAATTTTAAAATAGTATATCAAAGTAGTTTACTTTTCGTAAAAAATATGTTATAATAGTACTATAAATAAATAATTTATAAGGAGTACATAATCATGCAAATCAACAACATCAAAGTTCAACTTTCGAAAGACGGCACCGTTTGGTCGACACATCAGGACGGAAGTTGGAAACAAATCGACAATCCGGCCGTTATAATGCAGCTCAAAAAACTTGTTCAAATTTTTCGTAAAAAATCATACAGCGATGCATACAAAAATATGTTTTTCGAAAATTCAATGCGAATTATTCGACAATACGAAAATGCTAAAGAACAAGGAGTTGAAATTTCCGAAGAAACGGTTGACAAAAGCAAAGCAACTCTCACAAAACTCATCAATTTCTTTTCCGAATTTCAATTCGAACCCAACTTTAGATTCGTGAACACTCTCTGTAATCACTGCATTACTTCTGGGGCATCTGATGCAAAAGAATATATAACTAATTATTTCAGTCTTACAGATCATCAATATACTTCGTCAATTATCGAAAAGATGAAATCTCAAGAGTTTAGTGAAATACTTGACGATATTCAAACTCTTGTTTGTACAAAACACATCAACAATCGCTTCAAAGTTTATTATGGCTCGCAAGGCACAGGTAAAACAACTGCGGCAATGAAGGAGACTAACAACTTGTGTATGGTTTGTCATTCTGCGATGTTGCCTGCAGATCTTATGGAAGATTTTAAGTTTGAAAACGGACAACCGAATTTCAAACCTTCTGCGCTTCAAATTGCAATGACGGAAGGACAAAAGATTGTGCTTGACGAAATAAATCTTCTTCCGTTTGAAAGTCTTAGATTCTTACAGTCTATACTCGATGGAAAATCTGAGTTTGTGTATAAAGGTCAGACAATAATCATTAAAGAAGGTTTTCAGATTATCGGAACTATGAATCTCACAGTAAATGGTTGTACATTCGCACTTCCTGAGCCTCTAGTTGATAGAGCTTCGGAACTTCGTAAATATACACTTACTGCTGAAACACTTATTGGAGCACTTATTTAAGTATTGGAGGTCAATCAATATGAAACAAATATCTTTTAGACAAACTGAAAGCGCACTTTTCAATCTTGACAGTATGCGGACAAAACTTTTGAATGAACAGTACGAACACCCTGAACTGGATGAGGAGTTGCAGAAGCAGATCGATGTGGTTGAGCATTTACTTGAAAGAATGTATTTCGGAAAGGTAACTCGCTCGGAGTGGAATAAGATACAAGAAATTGTAAATGAAAGAAAAATGCAAAGATATATTACTTGTCTTGCGAATGGAATGGATGAGCGTATAGCTGCAGGAGCATTGGAGGATTGATTATGAAATCGTTTCTTAAAGATTTTTGGTGGCTATTTCTTTTGACGCTGTTGCCTATTTGTGTTGGAGTATATACAATGCTAAATTGGCAAAATGTTGAGATTGTGCTCGGACAGGTACTTGCGTTTACGTTCGGTTGTTTATTACTTTTGGTTGCAGGAGTAATGATCGGCATGATAATTTTTATGGTAATTGATATGGAGGATTGAATGATGGACACTGATAAAAAACTTCAAACGAAACTTGATGACAAAGAGTGCGATATTGTAACTGGTTTTGCCACTTATTTAATGCAGAAACAACAGGACGAAATTGATGAGCTCAAAGCCGAAATCAAACGGCTTGAAAAGGAAAATGTTCATTTGTTAAAAGCCTGTAAAGAACAATTTACATTTAATACAACAACAAACAAAAAATTCAGTATTTTCAATTTGGCTAGAAAAGAATTTGCAGAAAAGTTAAAAGAAATAATACACGAGAGAGACTATGTTCAGGGATATGCAGAGATAGGTTTAATAGAGGAAATCGACGAACTGTTAAAGGAGTATGAAGGCAGTTCGAAAAAATCCCCAACGAGTTCTAAGTAGTATCAAATTAAAGAACTTCCGCCAAAGGAGACAAAATAATGGAATTAATTAAATCAATTTCATATTCGCAAGACGAAATACTGAAAAACATTTTGTACTTATACAATCGGTCAGAGACGTTTCAAGTAGATCCTTGTTACAGCAAAGGAAATTTTTATAAAGAAATCAATCGCCCCGAGTTTTGTTTTGATATTTTGCCAGCGTATGATTACGTGAAAAAGTGTGATTGCCGACATCTTCCGTTTGGAGAAGAGACGATTACGAGTTTAATATACGACCCACCGTTTCTCGCGACCAAAGGTAAATCGCTGACAAGCGACGATAATAACAATATAATCAATAAGCGTTTCGGAGTTTATCCGAGCGAGCCAGAGTTGTTCCAGTTTTACGAAGACAGTATAAAAGAGTTTGCGAGAATTTTGGTCGAGAACGGTTTATTGGTTATAAAATGCCAAGATAAAGTAAGCAGCGGGAAACAGTATATTTCCCATAAGATAATTCTCGATTATTGCGAAAAGTACGGGTTTTATTGCGAAGATTTATTCGTTTTATTGGCGAAAAACCGTTTGGTCGCAGATTGGCAGGTTAAAAATCAAAAACACGCAAGGAAATTCCATTCTTATTTTCTTGTATTGAGAAAAACGAGGGAGGCAGAATAATGGCACAAAAAAAAGAAAAAAATTGAGAATGCTTAACATTATGTATGGGCAGAGAATGGAATTATTCACACAAGCAAAACAATCAACCGAACGAGATATGAGGAGGGTAAAAAATACCAACTGATTTTGAGAATAATGATTATGTAGGAGTTCCTGCGGGCGAAAATAAAAAAAAGAAAAAGAAATTAAACAAGTTGTTGTAGACCCTAAAAATCTTGTTTTGCAGTAAATGCAATAGATTATGAAAATGTACCAAACATCATTCCATGTAATAATTATGATGGTTGCATAATAGTTGTTTTATATAAGGAGTAAGTAAAATGAATATAGTGAATTGCACGATTAATTGCGAGAAAGACATACAGACCAAACTCGACAGGAACGAGAAACTGCTTCGAGCTAAAACCGAGCAAATAGCCGACCTGCAATATGAAGCCGAGTTGATTGCCAACTCATCAATCGGGATTATTCGCGGAATACCTGATCACGTTCAGGCGACCGATTTGCATGAAATATGGCTCGACTTTGACAACGATCAAGGCAAGTTTAAACCTGACGGAAAAGATAGTGAGGCAAAACTCAAATTCATTGAAGAGAATTACGTGTTCGACGGAAAAGTACCGAAAGACGTGAAATTGAAAGGTATAACCTTATATGGGTATTGTTGGGAACTGCGGCTCAAATACGTCAGAAATGGTAAGGAATTCAGAATAGCGCTTCCGTGTTATAAGAATGCGAACAAGGATAATTACAGAAGTTTGAGTTATTCGATTGCGACGGTTGATGGCTGCTCTTACACGACCGTGTTCAGCACGATGTTTCTTTCTGAGCTAAAAGACGGCGTTACAAAGTTCTTGAACGGGGAGATAGGCAATGAATAAGAGAGAATACGCAAAACTAAAAAAATGGACGGACACCCTAACCGATGAGCAGCTCAAAGAAGAGTATTACGATGCGATGTTTAAAACGCTCGGCAGTCAAGCCGAAGAGATGTATGAACGAGGTTATGATATCGCAGATATACGCGAAAGAGAGAAGTATGAAAGGTGGTTGTCGAGGCAGAGCGATATGCTTGAAGATATTTGTCGAGAGAGAGGACACAGACACAATGCCTGACGAACTCTATATAAATGGCACAAAATATGTAAAGGAGAAGTAAATGACTAACTTTGAAAAGATAAAAAATATGAGCGTTGAAGAATTGGCACACACAATGAATGATGTAATAACAAACTGTTACAAGTGTCCGATTAGTAAATTTTGTAAAAAGAACGACTCTCGCGATTGTAGAACTTGTCAAGGTACGTGGGAAAAATGGCTTGAAAGCGAGGTGAAAAAATGACGACAAAAGAAATCTTAAAAATATTTCGAAAGATATATCAAAATAGTTTACATTTAAATTTATTTGTGATATAATGATTAAAAGAGGTATTAAAATGAGTATTTGTAATAAACTATATCCATTTCAAGCAAATATCGTCAATAAATTTCGAAATCGTAATAGGTTTGGTTTGTTTTTAGATATGGGACTCGGAAAAACACCTACGAGTTTAGCTTTAGCCGAGGTGAATAATTGTAGCAAAGTGTTGGTTATAACCATCAACAGCAAAGCGCTTGAGACTGTTCATGAATCTGGCTCTTGGCTTAATTGGGCGACGAATTCAACATTTAAATACGAGCAACTTACAAAATCGTCTACGGTGTTAGATTTTCAAAAATCTGCGATGTTGCCTCAAATATTCGTTGTGAATTATGAAGGTTTATTCAAACACGGAAAACGTTCTTCTCGTTCTTCAAATTTAGTGTTAAATGAGAATATACAAGAGTTTATAAAGTGTTGTAAGAAACAAAACGTATGTGTTATAATTGATGAGTCACACAAAATTAAAAATTTGCAATCTCAACAAACAAAAGCCATTACTCAGATTGTAAACATACTTGAAAGAACGTCGAATAATTTGTATTTATATCTTTGCACAGGCACTCCATTTACAAAAGGCTACATAGATTTGTATTCACAACTTAAATTGCTTGGTTTTGATGGAACAAAATCTCAATTTGTTGATAACTTTTGCATTAAAGGTAATGTACCTGGTTTGCTTGGATGGCAACAGCCTATTATTGGTTATAAAAACATCGATGCTTTGTTTAAACTTGTGCACAAATACGCAATAACGATTCGTAGTGAAGATGTTGCAGATTTACCTGAAAAAACATTTGTTGACATTACACAAACAACATCAAACGCATTTAAAATGTTTACGACAGAACTTGTTTCAGGACATAAAATTCTTGATTTCGCAGCCATAAACGACGTTAAACTTGATGCAACAGATGTTGCTCGTTATAATACAGACACAAAATGCTCGAATCCGTTTTTTAGAAACATCGACTATCCAAGTTTAGACTTTTTTGCTGAAACGTCTGGTACAGCTTGGTTAAGAGCACGTCAGTTGAGCGTTGGGTTTGTTGGAAATTCATCGAAATCAATCTGGTATGATAGACGTCGACTTAGTGCACTTGAAAGATTTTTAAGCGAAAACGAAGACAACTATTTACTTTTCTATAATTACACGCCTGAATTATATGAGATCTTTGATATCTGTGAAAAACTCGGATATAACATCGACGTTTATTGCGGTGAAATAAAAAGTCTTGTGTTTTATGAACGATTTGCAAAAATGTCTGAATCTGAAAAACTTGTCAATAAAAAGAACATCATTCTTGCAAATTTTGCATCGGGCTCTACAGGTATAAATTGGCAAGAGTATAACAAATGTATCATTTTTTCAACACCTGTTTACAAAGATTACGCGCAAGGTCATAAACGTGTTCATAGACTTGGACAAAAAGCAAACAACGTAATATATTATTGCTTTTATCAAAACAACTGGCTTGACTTACGAATGCGTGAATCGTTAAATGGAACAATCGAATATAATGAAGACATGTTTCAAGCAGATTTACAAAGAGTCAACGATTTATACAATAATTAAGATAATAGATTTATATTATTTTGAGTATAACGTATCTCAGATTTAATTCTGTGAATCCAGATGAAAAGGAGAAAATAAATGTATATTGAAGAAACAGAAAGAGAAGTACATCGCGGAGATATTTATTACGTATCTACAACGTATGTAACAGGCTCCGAACAACAAGGTGGAAGACCCGCTATAGTTGTATCGAATGAGCAATGTAATAAATTTTCACCGACTGTGAGTGTTGTGTATCTCACATCTCGTGAAAAAACAGACTTGCCAACGCATATTGACTTTAGCGATTCAAACTGTTCTGTGTATGGCACAATTTTATGCGAAACAATCTCAACGATATCTAAAGCAAGACTTGGTACATATGTCGATAAAGTGTCGAATGACATAATGCAAAAAATTGATGACGCACTTCGTATTCAACTTGCTTTAACAACCAACAACGATGTTTCAGATTTGCGATCTCAGTTGATGCATACGACTGAAGTTTTAAAATGCGCATTAGAACGTGAGGCATTACTTAAAAGTATGTATATTAAAGCCATAAAAGGAGAAGCATAATATGAGAATACGAAACGCAACTTTTTTGATGCAATGTTTAAAATGTAAGTGGTTTGTAAATGGAGAAAACTGTAAGTCAATACTCGATTGTGAAAATTGTCCTAACAATAAAGACGGTTGCAATTGTTGTAAAGAACCAGATGTTGGCGAAATATCTTGCAAATATTTTGAAAAAAGGAAAACAAAATGACACCCGAAAAAGAAATACAAAATGCAATAATGAACTATTTCACGCAGCTTCGAAATTCTGGCTTTGACAATTATGTAGAACGTCGTCAAGCAGGCGGTTTTGCATATAAAATGGGATTGCCTGATTTGTGGGCTATAATTTTTGGAAAACACATTGAAATCGAAGTAAAGGCTCCAGGTAAACAAGCTCGAGCAACACAAGAGAAATGGGCAAAACGCTTCAAGCAAATGGGCGTGGAGTACATTTGCACAGACAACGCCAATGACGTTGTTGAATTGGTACACTCAATAGGTATAGAATATTTTGAAAAAAGGAGAAACAAAAATGAGTGAAGTAAAAGAACGTGTAATCAAAGAATATGAAGAACTTGAGATTAAACACAACAAGCTGTCAAAGTTTATGCAAACTGAAGCATTCACTAAGATTCCAACATTGCAACAAGTGTTGCTCGTAAATCAAAGTGAAGCGATGCTGCTCTATTTGAACATCTTGTATCAAAGAATCAAACTTTGGCAAGATTGAATTACTTTTGATGCTTTGAATTCACAGAATTAAATCTGGTTAACAATAACGCAAATATAATAATTTATATATTAAATTTTGTATTGTTTCTCATATTTAATTCTGTGAATTCGTTTTACATAAAATTATTTAAAAAGTATACGAAATAAAAATTGTCAAAAAATTTTAAAAAATTGCTTAAATTTAGTTTACTTTTGAAAAAAAATATGATATAATATAACTAAGATAAATAATTTCAAAGGAGATTTTAAAAAATGCAAACCTATGGCAAAAAATTTATTCGGGTCGAAGTTACCAAGCTGGTTATTTCCGACAAACTTTATGAAGTTTTCAAAAACTCCGCTCAAAAAATTCGAGCTTCGTATGGAACCGATTGGTCGGAAAAATTAAAATGTTGTGGAATGACGGTAAGTAATGGCGAAAGATATTGGCTTACTTCTATCACAAGTGACCCGGAAAACTTCAAAATCGAAATTTTTAAGGAGGTGGCTTAGTTGATACTTCGAAGAAACATTAAATTTGCAAATGAATGTCTTACATGCATCTATAGAAAAGATGCATGTAAGATTAAACTTTGCGACAACTGTAAATGCAGATTAAAGAACGCAGATGTTGCTTGTGCATGTCTTGAAGTCGTAAATGACAACGAAAAACATTGCACGTATTTTAAGGAGAAATAATGGACGTAAAACAGATTAAGCCAAATCATTGCGATCACATAAGTGGCTACAAAGAAAAATACCTCAATGAGATGTTTGCAAATGAGTTTGTTGTTGCTCAACCGAAATATGATGGTGAGCGAATGCTAATTCATTTGGAGAACGACGAAGTTGCTTGTACTTCAAGACGAATTTCTAAAAAGACAAACAAATTCATGCAGAATGAAGACAAACTTCCTGAGCTCGTTTCAAAATGGAAAGAAATTTCTGCAATACATCAGCTCGGTTACACTGTTCTTGATTGTGAGTGTTACCAAAAAGATTGGAGCACGATTGTTGGCATTTTGCATTCTCTTCCTGAAAGAGCAACAAAGTTATGCGAGCTCAACCCTCCAAAGTATTCTGTGTTCGATTGTCTTTGGTTTGATGGCGAATGTTTAATGGACCTGCCTTATATCACTCGTCTTAAATACGCAAAACGAGTTGTTGAGATGTTTAATTGGCCTCAAATGCATCTTGTAAAATTTATGAACGACGATTTAATGCCTGACACACTTACGCATTATCATTTCGTAAACTCGATTGAAGAAGAACAAACTGCAATGCAAAATGCGATTGCATTAGGTTTTGAAGGCATCGTAATTAAGTCTTTGCAACGAAAATACTTTGATGTTGGCGCATCGCTCAAATGTAAAAAGTTTGAAACAGTAGATGTTGTTGTATATGATTATGTACAAGGCAATGGCAAATACTCTGATACTGTGGGTGCATTATCCATCGGGTATTACGATCCTGCAACACAAAGTATCAAGCACATTTCTCAGGTAAATTGCGGTACAGACGACGAACGAAATGTTTGGAGAGATAACTGGGCGCAACTTAAGAATTCTGTGATTGAAGTAAAATGTCAGGAAGTTACTGAGAAAAGTTTGCGACATCCTGTGTATATTCGTAGAAGAGACGACAAAGATTATACGATGTGCACTAAAGACACAATATTTAAAGAGGAATAAATTATGTGTAATCATTATTTGAACGGATTTTGCAGTCTTTACAATACTTGTCCTCGTTGTCCGTATACTGACGACGAACAACTTGATTGCGAAGATTATGTCGAAGAAGAAATTGTTTGCGAAAACTGTGTAAACGGCGTTTGTAGAAAGCTCGATATGTTTTGTACGTATCCCGATTCAGAAAAACAAACCTGCGATTATTTTAAGGAAAAATAATTATGAGTGAATTAAAGCAATATTCGCTACTTGTAATATATTACGATGGACCTGCAAAGTTATTTTATAACTATCGTGAATATTACAGTTTAAGACCTATCGGAAAAGGTTTTATACAAGCGCACAAAGATGTAAAAGCAGTATATATTTATGATAACTTCAATCATAAATTGATTGAGCAGATAAGGTGATTTAAATATGAAATACGCATTGTTTTGGATAGCAGTTGCGCTTGTGTTGATAGGTGTTGAGCTTTATAAAATTTTTAAGAAATAAGAACAAAAGCTTGGAAATTTTCCAAGCTTTTAATTTTGTTGTGTTTCAATTACTTTCTAAATAAAATTATTCAAAACGAATTCACCAGATTAAATCTGGTAAACGTTATGCGTTTTAATATATAAATTATTATTTAAACTATTACGTATCCCAAAATTAAATCTGTAAACTCAAACATTGAAAAGTAATTAAATGAACAAACGCCAAGTATTTTCATACTCGACGTTCGTTCAAGATAAATAGTGGAGATCTCATTTGAGTAAATGAGCTAGTTAAAGGTGATTTTGCCGCACGTAAACGACCACGTCTGATCTGCAGCAGTTTTGCCGAATTCTTGTGTAGGAATCTGAGTGGGATAACAATCTGTGCATGTAACGATGTTGTTGCCTCTGGAATCGCTTAACGTCATTGTAATGCCATCACTATGCGATGTTGAAGCAGTATTATCGCCATAAAACAGATTTACAAACATTTTGAACTTTGCAACAGCATCAGTAAGCTGCGAAATCGAAATATCACAAGTACCAACACGGCTTAAGTTCTTGTTGTGAACCCAAGCACCCGTTGCGTAAGAGTCTGTAGTCCAAAGCTGATCTGCTTGTTGAATAGAAATTGATGCAAGCGCATCGCCTTCGCCGCCAATTCGCACATCTTTAAACAATGTTGCAAATTTTTTATCATTGGACGAAATAGCAAGAATATAATCTGCAAGAGAATATCTCATTGTCTGCCTCCTTAAATAATTTCACCGTTTACAGTTATTGCACGTATTCCGTACTGATCTGCAATTATAACATACACAGGCGGAGCTTTACGAGCAGCTTTATCTGCATCTGTAAGTGCAGACATAGGTAATACCTGTATAATATAGCCGTTAATCAAAGGTGTGCCTTGTTCGATAATTGTATACTCAACATTGTTGTACGTAACGACTAACGTTTCATCTGTCCAAATTTTGTCTGTCGTCAAATAACCGCAATTGCGATAGTTTTCAAGCTCATTTGCGATTGTGGCGTATATTTTTGCAATACCATCAACGCTTTTAATTTTCGTAACAAGCAACGTCAAAAGACGATCTGTAACAGTCTGATGAAGAATAATGCGAACAAACGAATTCGTTAAGTCTGCGCCATTTTTGAGATTACCACCCAAATTACGAACATTGCCTGCAAGATAAACGTCGACGTTCATGTTGTTGGTAATGATGCTTCCATAATTCGTGTCAGTAATAACCTCTTCGGTTACAGCTTCAGGTGTAAACATATAATCTGCAACAGTGTTGTTTTTGTATACATTAATGTTGCTAAGATATGCAGGCATTGTCATTTCAGCAGCATACACTTTCGAATATTTGACTGCGAAATTTTCAACTACATCTGCATTTTCTATGACGTCAGATCTTGCAAAAATGATTTTCTCATTCACACCATAAATTGTAGAATCTGTTTCACGTGCAGTAGCAAGTTGTTTAAGCTTGTTGTATGTAGCAAGTTTATTTGTTTCTGCTGCACAAAGAGCGATGAGAATGAATTTGTTATCCAACGATTTGAGCATTTCAGATGTAATGCTTGTTTCGTCGACACCTTCAATCACAACAATTTTTGCACCGTTATTTTGGAAATACATCGACAAATACGCATACGTATCAGGAAATGCGGCTTTTGTATATATCTTAGATGCTTGCGTAAAAGATGTAAGAATTTCAGAGTCTGTAATAGTTGTTGTAGTGTTACCCGAAATTTTACCTGTGACACCTTCATGCGTATATAATACAAGTGTATCTCGAGTTCCGCTTAGTTGCGTCTCAACATGCTGCTTGATATTTATATCGACAAAGCGTCTTACATCAATATCATTCATTGATTTTATCTCCTTCTTTAATAATATTTGTTGTCACGTCATCAAACGCATTATCAACAGTTGTTTGTTTAATACATAATTTACAAGAAATATTTATGCTAAAATCATGCCGATGCCACATTACATCATTTTTAAACTCATTTATTGAAGTGTCGTTTGTTACACCTTCAAGATAAACTCCTTCTTGATATAACGCTTGACGAACTCGTTGAGTTCTAAATCTTGAAATGACATTATTCGCAATCATCGCAGAAGATGCGCCGTATATAATTACATAAACTTCATAAGACTTAAAAAATGTGATAGAATCATCATTCTCAGTCATGCTTTTGTCTGCAAGATTATCTCGTGTTCTAAGCTCAAACAGCATTATGCTGTCGCATTCACAAACTGTGTTGTATTGTTGCTCTTCAAGCCATTTATCAAGTGCTGCGCCGTATGTTGTAAGAGCATTTCGAATCATGTTTGCAGGCATCTCAGATTCAGAAATGAGATGTTTTCGAACAATTTTTTCGATGTCTTTAATATTCGAAAGTGTTGTCATATGAGCTTTTCTCCTTTCAAATATTTGAGATAATCTGCAAAATCACGATATCCTGTGAGTTGAATAACTTTAAGACTTGCTTCTCTGCATCCGAATTCGTCATAAGGATGTGTCTCATAACATCTTAAATAGTTGTTATCATATTCAATGATGTCGCCAACATCTATTCTGTACAAGCTTTTGCAGTAAAACATATATGTGATTTCTCTTGTGTTGCCTGTTTTAGACTGTTGCTCTCGACTTGTTTGAATCTGTAATGAGCCTCGAATTGTTGATTTTGTGTATTCAAGTTTTGTGTTACCATAATCGTCAACGATCGGACTTTTATTTACGACGTAAATGGGATAATTAAACGAAAACTCTTCTATCGCATCAAAGAAAAATGTAGGATCGATAAGATGATTCGTTTTCATTTTAATTCGCCCCCGGCACAGGATTTGATGTTACGACGAAAATGCTTGCAATGTGTTTTGTTTTAAGTAATGCCCATAATGCAGCGCCATACGACGTTTGATTCCAAAACATTGCTTCCTCTTCAGAACTCATTGTTTTATCGATGTCATACGTCTTAGAAAAACCGCCAACGCTCATTGAAGATAAAACGCCTTTGGTCGTTCCACCTCCTGCAATACTGTCGAGTGTATCTCCAACGGGTGCTTGTTGTTGTTGAGATATGAGTGTAGCATAATGTGCGATGCAATAACTCATTGCAAGTTTCCAGTCTGAACCATAAATGCTCTTAAAGATTTTGTTGTTTGCAATCTCATAAAGATTTTCAAACATTGTTTGACCTTCTTCAGTTTGCATAAACGCTTTAAATTGTGGCATCCAGAAAGTAAAATCGGCGATTGTATACGTCGGATTTTTTCTATCTGTCTGTATTCCAATTATCGCCATATTTATTTCTCCTTATTTATCTTATCGCCCTGCAAACATCAATGATGACGTTTGCAAATGTAATAATTTCATCCGTAACATCTTTAATATCTGCATATCCAGTGACTTTTCCACCACTTTGCAATTTTTTAAGCGCATCTGTAAAAACAACAATATCTTTAGCACGTTCACGAATATATCGAATTTGATTATCTGTCACATTATCTTTCACGCAGTCTTCAAAATTCTTTTCAGTTATATTTCCGTTTACAACAGCTTGAAGATTTTCGATATGACGATTTTCATCGTCTCTAATCGCAGTAATAACTTTAATTGCGTCTGCAGGAATTTTGCCTTCAAGATTTTTTAATGCAACGTTGTACGCATCAACTGCAGCTCGTTCGTCTTCAATTAACGCATTTATTGTCGCTAAATTTCCTGCATCATCTTTTACCGCTATTGCAGAAATTGCAGAAATTGCTTCGTTATAATCATTTGCTTTTACTTTATACTGTTTATTTTCATGCTTTACAATAAATTCTTTCATTGCTCACTCCTTATTATGCAAAATTGCACCGACAACATTGTTGTCGTTGTCGATGCAATTTACATAAAGCGTTTAATTTAAGTTCGAATTACTTCGTGAAGTCCCAATAAGATACAACACCGAATTCATCATTCTTTGTGTTGTAGGGCATCTGAATTTCAGAGACCTGTCCAACAAACGCCGAAGTATACGACATTTTGTCGATATTCGGAAGCGTAATATAATGCTGCATCGGATACGGCATATCAAGACGAACAAAGTCTTTTTCGTTCTTGTAAGCAACGATACGACCGTGATTGCCGGCGCCAAGCGTGTTAAGCGCGGGTCTCGACTTAATCGTAATCTTAACTTCGTCTGCAGATTCATCAGTGCCAAGGTTATGGTCGATGATAAATTTACGAAGCGTATTCGTATAAAGTGCAGAGAAACGAGAGCTCAAATCCGAGCCAACGAACGTCGGTACAAGGAAAGTATCAGGCATGATGCTGATGTTCATACCGCTGTTGAGAAGGTACGTCTCAAATACGCCGTTGAAGAAAGCAACGACCTTAGCATCGTCCATACCTTTAAAACCGGAGTTTGCAGCAGTTGCAGACTGGTTATCAATTGTAGTCGCCATAACATTTGCGTTGTTGAAAAGACCCGTAGTTCCTTCAACACCGGTATAAGCAACTTTCTGAACGAAAAGATCCCATCCAGCAACAATCGCATTCGAATAAATATCTTCGATCGACTTTTGAAGAGTGAGTTTCTTCATCTTCTCAAGCTCGATAAATCTAAGATCGTATGCGACCTCGAAAGTGAAGACGTTTACACGTTTCTGATTAAGTCCAGCATTGACTCTCGGAATGTAGTTAGCGTTATTGCCAACGACATTTCTGAATTCGTTCATAATGCCTGCCCAATCGACAGTGTAATACGAAACGTAATCGACAAAGCCACCGCCGACATCGATCGAAACGTCTTGGTTATACGTTACAAAGTATTTCGGCTCGTAAAGCTTTGTATGAAGCTTAGCAAGTGTTGTGGTAAGAAATGCAAAGTTCGTGTCATGAACTCGAGCATCTCCGATATACGGTTTGCAAACCTTCGAGCCATAAAGATCCGAAAGGCCATAGCAACGACCTCTGTTTGCTGCAGAAACGCTATCGACAAAGAAGTTTTTAGTTACTGCACTGGGAGTAAATGTTCCTTCCATAATTTCGTGCCTCCTTATTTAATATAAATTTCTGCATAAAGCAGAGTACCGTGTTTTTCTACCATACCGGTAAATACAGTGTTAGGAAGCTTAATATAATTCTTCGGCGAACCCGAAGCTCCGTCATTCTCTTCCGTCGTGCATTTACCATCAGCAGTTACATACACAGGTTTGTTCGGAAGAACTTTAGCTTCCTTTGCATCTGTATTAAGCTCAACCGCGATAAAGCCGTTTACGAGAAGGTTAAATGCTTCACCAGGAAGCGTCTTAACCGTCGTGCCAGGCCACTCGGTTGCAAGCTTAACATTTGTTGCAACAACAAAACCTGCAATTTCATCTGCAGTAGTAAGACCTTTCGCTTTAACAAAATATCCTTTTGTATCAGCAAAAGCAACAAGATCACCGAATTCAACCGGATCAGACGATGCATCAAGCGTTCCACCTGCTACATTGTATTTGTCAGACACGGTCGGGTAACCTTTTTTGAACATCTCAATTTTGTCCTTAATGATGAGTCCCATTAGTGTTTACCTCCAAATCTTTTTGCCCATGCAGCAGAAATGTCATCTTCTTCAACTGCATCAACAGTTTTAGTTCTTTTTTCGATAGACGTTGCGCTCGACTTAATCGAATCACCGGTTTTTACTTTGTCAGTGTCGATTACCTCTTCATCGTCGTCTTTGTCCTCTCCCTCGTTCTTAACGTCTTCATCTTCGTCTTCATCTTCATCAGTAATAGGATCTTCGTCCTTTACATCAACAAGAGCGACAAGCTTGTCTGCAACAGTCGCAAGCTTTTTAAGAGCGTCAATTTCTTCGGGAGACAATTCGTTATCAGTTACGCCGCAACCAGTGTTGTCAGGAGTTTCGTCTTTCTTCGGCTCTTCAGCAACGATTTCCTCGACTTCAAACTCTTTGCCCGTACTTTCATCACGCACATTGAATTTCATATTGTCTGTCTCCTTTTAATTTATATAAATATTATAACATACACTTTTCGAAAGATATAATCATTTATGAAAAAATTTTAATATCTCGATGTTCTACGTTTAACTCTAATAACACAAAATTGGTTGAATAATATTTTCATATTATCCAGCCAAAATGTGTCTTAGAAATTAAAATTATTTATTCGATGCATTTACATTCCGAGTCATGCCGACGATTTCATCAATCTTTGCATTCCAGAAGTCTGCATTAAACTTATAATTGTGCTCAATCGCATATGCTTGAAGTTTAGACATTACACTGTCCTTTTTCATAGCACCCGCAGATTTACCTTCTTGTTTAAACAATGCCGAAACACCCGCATAAAGAGCTTCTGCGTTTTCAATAAGTGTATTGCAAACGCCAAGCATCTCTGTTGTTGCGGCAGCATTATTCGCTTCGATTTGGGCTTTTACAGCTTCATCTGTTGCAGTGGCAAGTTCTTTAGAAAGTTTACATTTCTTACGAATTATTGCAACAAGTGTTATAGCAGCTGGTATCGCCGTCACAAGAAAACCGAATGCAGCATAAATAAGTCTAAAAATAAGTTCTACGTTCATACTCTCACCTCCTTTATCAACGACGAGGCAATACAATAGTAGGCATACCGGGCCGGCTTTCCATAGCAGACTCAATAGTTGCTCGTGTTTGTGCAACATCTGCTGCAATGGCATCAAACCCGCTTTGTGTTGCTGTGTTGATTGTTTCTGCTTTTTCTTCGTCTTCAGAACAAAACATCTCTTGCTCTTTGGGCTCGTCTTCAACGACATCTTCTTGAATTTTTTCAGGCTCTTCAACTTTTTCTATGCTATGCGAATTTTCATAATCCGCCATCACATCAAGCTGCTTGATAAATTCAACAAGTTGAGTCATTTCAGGCGTCACTTTTTGCTGTTCAAGTTCTGCACGAAAAGGTGCGACTTGTTCAGCTTCAAGTTTTGCTCGATATGCATTGACTTTGCTTTCGATCTCTTTAGATTTTTCATCCATAAGCGATTGAAGTCTTGTCACATACGAGTTTCTCAATTCAACAAGTTTCATTGCGTTTACTCTCCTTTTTAGATTATTTAATATATATCAACCCTTGCCACTTAAGGAAGAGATATATTACAGCTGCAACAAGTAACACTGCCACAATTGCTATAAGCGTCCACAGAAAACCTTTAATCGCTTTCGGTCTGTCGTCGTTAGATGCACCTGCAATTACCGCTCCAACAGTTCCTTTTAGCAATTTTGATAATAAAAAGAACGGACTTAAAATTGCCGTAAGCAGATAAAGCAAAAACAGATTGAGTGGCTCAGTGATTCCGACAAAATTCATAATCGGCTTTACACCGTTATAATGATATATGCGTTTACGTTCTCGATTTGCCCATTTATCTTCAATCGCTTTATGCTCATTTTGTTGTTGAGCTGTAGAAAGAACTTCGCTTGCATAATCAACTTTCTGTTTTTCAAAATCTGCTTTCTTTTCTTCAACTTCAGTATGTTTTACTGCTGCAGACTTTAACGTTTGCTTTACTTTGTCAACGAACTTTTCATCTTCAACACTTGCCTCAGCCAACACGTTGAGTTTGACTTTATCCATAGCATTGCCAAATTCAGACAAGTGTTGTTGAGACGTTTCAGATGTCGTTGTTGTATCAGGTAAGTTGTCAATTATTTTTGCAACTTCGTTTTCTACGTTTTCGATGCTTTTATTTGCGTCCTTTTCAGGCTCGTCTTGTTTGAGCATCTCCAATGCATTTTTTACATCATTCAAATCGTCTATCATATCAAATCTCCAATTTAAATTATTGTAGCCGCATCATTAAATGTAACACCAATGTTAAGTGTGAGATTCATGTTTGTAATTTTGTCTCCGTTATATTTTTACCAATTTACAAGTAATACTACGAGCAAGTTGACCTGTATCAAACAAAGGATGGTTTCCACCTTTTCTCTTTGCTACGCTTGGCGCGTTAGGTGCAAGTCTTCCATCATTTGAATAAATAATTTTTCGTGCATAATTTTCCATACGAAGACAAAACTTTTTAAGCTCGTTTTCGTAAGCGTCAATGCCGTTTTGAGCGTATGCCTTTAACGCCTTTTGTATAGTGTTGTTGATGTTTTGATGCGCCCATTGAATCGTCATATGCAACACTGGACGTGCTGGCACATTGTGCAACGGTGAGCCTTGTTCATGTACAAACATCAACTCAGCATTAGTCAAGCCAACGCTGAGTGTGTGTTTTCGTTTTGTCTTTTCTGCAAATACGCCAATTTCAATCTCGTATTTCGGAAGATTTTTGAATATTCGTAAAAGTTGTTTGTCAATAGACTCAGTCATGTGTTGCCTTAGCTATTGCGTCGCTCATAGAATTTGCTTTTACTTTACGAATATACGTTACATTGTCTTTGGTATATTTGACAGTGTAAACCGAATCTTCCATACGTTCAAGATCGTTGATGTACGAATTTGCCTTCATAATAAGTGCAGATTTTTCTCCTCCAAGAAGCCCAGGCTCAGATTGAATTTCTTTTACAATTGCTTCAAGTTTCTTTTTATTAGTTATAAAAGAAGAAATCTTGTCATTATACTTTTTATAGGTCATAGTGTCATCTTCAATTGCGTCTTGAATTTTCTTTGCGTAAGGCTTTTCTTCAAACAGTGTTGCCTTAGCGTTTGCGTATTTGTCAACATAGCGGCCTTGCGCCCAAGTTCCATCGGTCGTATCATAGCCGTACGCAACAACATAATCATTTGCTCGTTTAAGAATCGCATGCAAACGACTTCCGTCACGATACATTTCAATTACGTCGTATCCTTGTTTCGATTTTTTCGAAAAATCTGCATCTTTCATAGAATCTTTTACTCCTTTTAATTCGTTTTGAAGTCTGTCTAATTGTTTATACAAATCATCAAGCTTCCACATGTTGTTGTGGTCTTCGCACCAATCGATTTCACGTTCGACGGCGTCAATATCTGCTTGAATCTGTTCACGAGTTCTTGCATCTTTTACACTATCAAGCATATATGCGTTGATTTCTTTTACTTCCCAAACTCCTTCGTCTGCATAAAGTTGTACCAATATATGCTTTACTTTTCCATCAATATTTACATTAAGAATGTACTGTTTAATTTGCTCTCCAGGCACATTTCTATTTGCATTCCAACCACGAATTGATTCAACACTTACATCATAGCCTGCATTTTTCAAATACGACATTACGTATTCAATACCCGGATCATTGCGATACATTCTGGATAAGTAGTTAAGCGCGGCTTTAAGCGTGTGAATATTTGCGTCTTTCATAGTTTTCTCCTTATTATCAACGCTATCAACAATGCGTGCAATACCTGCTCTGCCTTGTTCGCAAAGTGCGACATGATTTCCTCTGATGTTTCGTTGAGATAAATCATCTTCACTCACATCACAGTCATATCCACAAGAAAGCTCCTTGTATTTGCCAGATTCTATGTCGTCCACAGCTTCCTTGTTGGTGATAACCAATGTACCGAGCATTACAGGTTGTCCGTTATCGACACCTTTATGAATGTCTCTCACAAAACCAACTGCGAGCTCACTGTGATTTTCAGAATTTACATCGACATCAGGATGTTGAATGCAAACAGGCTTATTCTCAAACGAAGCCATTGCTTTGTCAGAAAATACTTCGCTATCTTCACGATTTACTTGTACAATTTCTTCCGCATTATCGCAAGCATCGCCAAACAATTCGCACCGTCTATACTCTTGTTTTCCAGTTCTACTCAACACTGCGTCAGTGCAAATGAGATAACCTTCCGGCGTTTTATATTTGTGAGGACTTAATTTTTCACTAATTAGAAATCGCATTGTTACACGCTCCTTATCTTTGATATTATTATAACATAAAAAAGTGACAAAGTATAATCAAAGCGACAATAAAATGTCGCCAAATGTTGTTGCAAATTTTACATTACATGTGTAGTTATGCTTATTTACACTACTTTCAAATGTTTTTATTTCGAGTACGCCAGTTTCATTTTGAATTGTCTGCATCACAAACGCATCAATCATAACCTTTGCAGCTTTGTCTATGAGCGGCATTCCATACGCATAATTATACCACAACTCATGTTTCAAAATACTTAATTTTTGAACAAGATTATCGTGAATCATTTGGTTGCCTTCAGAAAAATTGTCATGCTTGTCATTAGCATTCACAAGTTTTGAAGTGCCATCAGGATTTGTGCCATATGAGCCAAACCAAACAACCTTTTTACCATCTGGCGTATCAACAATTCGTCGAGTTTTCATATAGTCCAAATACCTCCATTTATGCCATCATACTTTATCAATTCTTCTGCCCAAACTCGTGTGTAAGGTTTGTTTGCATTTGCTTCAGCATCATTCGAAACAGCCCATAAAAGTGTATCATCTATTGTTGCGACATTGTAATTATACTTTATGCCAAGATGCTCGATCGTTAAAAAGCCACCTCGAAAAAGTTGTTGATAAATGCTTGTTTCGTCCACAACGCCATTTAAGTATACGTTTACTGTTGCAGGATCTGTTTCAGTGTTTACAGGCACAATTTGTAAATTGAATTGTCTGAATGCGTCTTCATAATATTGTGCATCAAGTTGATATGTGCCGTCGTTGTTGTTTTTTATAATCTGTGCACGTAAAATCAACAACAACTGCTCATCAGTGAGATTCACAGACGCCGTAGTTGTAGTTGTACTTTGTGACGTTGCATAATAATCAAACGAAAAATTTCGTTTAAGCCCAAACAACTCGGCAAGCTTATCGAGCAGATCTGATGTTTCTCCAGTGTTGTATAAGCTTTGTAAATCTTGAAGAAATGTTTCACTAAAAATGTTTAGCAAATGCAAAAGTAAATCAGACGTTGGAGAAATTCCGTCGAATTCGTTATACGCAACATCATCGCCATTTCCCATTAAAAGCTCATACCAGATTTGAAAATGCTCTGTAAATGCCTCATCATTTCTCAAATATAGTGGAAGCTTTTGCTCATAATACTTAAAATCACGTAATGTTTGAGGAAGAAGATGTTCCATTTATATCACCTCTTAAGAAATAATAAGCTGTGTTTTAGTTTCGTTAAACGCATATTTTGTGTAATTGTAATACGTGTCTGTGTTAGTTTTGTTCTCAATCGTTATTCCACTATACAACACATTATATGTGCGTTGACCTTTAAACATCGGATCAGCCGAATAAATGCTAGAGAAAACCAAGTCTTTTGAAATTTGCTCGCCAATTAAAAGGTTGTTCGCATAATTAAGAATCGCTTTACCCATTATATCGAGCTCGTTATCTTCAAAGTATTGTGTCTTTGTAAAGTCGATAGTGATTTTAGGCGCAATACCGATCGCTTTTTTCCAGTACACCTTTTGTCCGAAAAACGAAATGTTCGAAGGTGTAAAAGTATACTCACCACTCACGCCTGTTGTTGTGTCAGCTGTTTTACAAGTAAAAATGCCAGGCGTAGATTTTTGATAAATTATTTCGCCAATCGTGTCGTTTGAAATAGTCCAACCTTCGTGTTGACGAAGTATTACATATATGCTACGATTTGTAACAGTCGTTCCATCAAGTGCAGTTTTATCCTCTGCTGTGTTATTGTTATAAATTTTTACATCATCAATACCAGACACAGCAAGCAAAGCACCCGTCATAGATTCAAGAACGGTCGTGCCGTTTGCTCCAGAAGATTGAGCTCGTCTTAAACGCAATTCATTGTCTGTTTCAACATTTGTACCGAGTATTGCGTCGTGTGCTTGATTTACTCCAAGTCCAAGTACAAGCATTGTCTGAGTTATCCATCCTGCAGGTGCCTTTACTTCTCCTTTTATCGAACATACAACCGTTATTTCTTGACTTGCTCCTGCAGCAAGAGTTATGGCGTTTCCGATCCATTCTGTACCAGATTTATCAACAAACGTCAGAGTGTTGAGCGTGTTGCCGTTGCCATCTAAGTCTCCAAACGTCTTTTCAGCACTTGTGTTGTTGGTAACCACCAAAGACGCCGAAGATGCTGTAGCAGGAAAACGAGTAATGTTCGCATATCTGCAAAGATTGTCGAGATAAATTCCAGATGCAGTATTTATGTCAAGATTCGCATACAAATTTTTCATAGTCTGCAAGATGTTGTTGATAATCAGCGCCAAATCGTTAACAAAAACACCGTCTGCGTTTGCTGTGTTTAAATCAATGTCCGAGCCATAAATTTCTTTGTATCTCGAAATAAGAACATCTCGAATGTTGACAAATTCTGCAATTTCAAGACCTGCGCTTGTTAGACGAATAAAATCGCCTATCTTAAAATTTCTCTCTTTAAACATTTATTTTACCTCCGATTTAGTATATATAATTCCTATAATAACACCATAACGTATATCGTGATAAATCTGAGAACTTCTGGTAATAACTTCTTGATTTGTTTTATACTGTGCCAAGCTAACTCTAAAGTCTGTGTTAGTAAAAGTTATTAGCACCACATCGCCAAGTTTTACGCTGATGTTGTTTAGCTTTATACAATTGATTGCCACGTCATTGTTCGTTAAAAATTTGCATTGAACTGTGTCACCGTCAATTTTTGTCACGATTCCTAAATCTGCAACATTTAACGTTCGAAACACATTCTCTTTTAACGCAAGCATTACGTCAACAAGCGAAGTGTTTTCATTGTCATTATTGCCGTGTGTTATCATTTTCTTGAACTCCTTTGCAAATATGCCGAAATTCTTGAACGAGTCTTTGCATTCATCTGAATATAAAAGTCGTTGCCTCGATTTTGCAACTCATAATGCATTTGCATTACGATGTATAAACCGTCTTGGTCTAACAATGCTGCAAAATTCTTTGTGACGTCAGATTGCGATTGAACATCAATTTGAATGATTGAGTTGTCTATTCTCAATGTGTCACCGCATTGAAATTGAAAAATGGGCAACACTGAGAATGTTACGCCTTCTGTTGTCATTTTAGGAAAACCGTTCGTAAAAATCATGTTTTCGATATTTAGTGGAATAACTCTGCAATCACTTTTACTTGCATCAAACATTGTCAAATACGAATTGCCGATACAATCAGAGCTCGTTATATACGAACCATTTTCTCGTACTTTACCTGCAATCCAATCTGCTACATTTTGCGTATCACAATTTTCAATGTCTTCAATAATTTTCTTCTTAAATTGTGTTGAGACATTCGGGTTTGTTATACCGCCCGCTTTGCAAATAAAGTTGATAACAGAGTAAAGATTAAGTCCAGAGTTAAAGCTCAAATTCATTCGTTGTTGTCCGTATGTTGCAACAAGATGCGATGCACAAAGAATCGTTACAGTATTTGTTTCAACGCTTTCACGTAAGTTCGTAATATACATTACACCGCCATCAAAAATCGTGAATGTTGACGTACTTTTATATCCGCATTCGATTTTCACGTTATAAAACTTACCTGCAACAATCTCAACGATATCTGCGTAATTTAAGTTCGAAATTTTGATTGAACAAGCGTCTTTAAGCGTGCTCATGTATTTGTCACCACTTACGCTAATATTTAAGCCAACGCCATCGTCGTTGTCTTCAATGACTTTTCGCCAAACTTTCCCACCTGCTGTGTTTTTTGTTGAAAGCGTTATTCGTAAAACTCGCATCCAGGCTTCCATAATCAGCTCCTAAACTTTTCAAGATCTTCTTTAGTTGGCTCAATACCTGTTTCAATAAGCTTCGTCAAAGTTGTTGTAAATGTTCTTGGGTCAATGTTTGATGCGCAAATGTAATAGTTCGACAAATCGTCTTTGTGCTCTTCATCAATGCAAATAAGAAATACTCGAGTGTTGTCGTCTTTAAACAATAATGTTGCGTCAGTGTAATTCACATACGATGTTGCATGATTGTTGATGTTACTTGTTGCTCGAATTATATTTTGATAATCGTACACGTTTATGTTGTACATGATATTCGGATCGACGTTATTTTTTTCGAAATTAAAGATGAAATATACGTTGTTTATACTCAAAAGTGTTTCTTGCGCACTATTTTGAGGAATTCGCCAAAGTTTTACAGACGTATCGATCGTTCGAATATATTCATGAAGCTTTTCATAATACTCATTAAAGCGTTTTATTTCTTTATCTGTGCCTTCTCTAAATTGTTGAATGCCATACTTGTAATAAACTTGTTTTGCAGTTTCATCTTTTTTTCTTGCTTCTGTATTAGCTAAAATGACTGCGCCAATGCCGATAGCCAAAGCACCCAATCCTGCAATAGCCCAACCTACTGGACCGCAACCTGCAGCAATTGCAACACCTGTTGCAGCTGCAACAGCAAATGTTGTTCCAGTAGCTACTGCTGTAATGCCTAAACCAATTGCAATGCTTGCAAGATAAGTGTTAGCAACACAGACTTCATTTAAAAATTCGTCTGTCACAATTTTATTTTCATAAAGCATCTTAAGAATCTGCTTGTCAACCTCATCCCAATCAATAAACGTATCAGAAAAATTTGCAGATTGTGCGTAAGTTATGTTCGGCAAAAAATTATCATCGGGATTCGCAACAGGTGTAAGCGTTTCTGTTGTCAATACTTCTTGAAAGCCAAACGAAAAACCGAGAGTGTTGATTTTTTCAGTCCATCCGATCGATTTAAGCACCATATTCTGTCGTACAACGAATTGCGGTAATTCAACGCGATTTTGAGAGTTGTTGTCATAACTTATTTTTGTGACTGTGCATTTCAGACCTTTGTTCTTTATCATTTCAAATCGTTCTTCAACACGTGCTAAGCTATATCCTGCTTCCTCCATAATGAGTGTTCGTCCACTGTTGGTAGAGATTTGTCCATTGACATTAAGTGTGATAGGCTCTCTATACATGTGATCTGATACAGGCGTACCTTCACTTGTTGGGTGAGTCGTTACAACAGACACATTACTCACAGACGTGTCATTAACTGTATCAAGATATATTGACACAGTTTTGTTTGTTTCCGGATCGTCGTATGAAATAAGTAAAGAGTATTGCATGAATCAACCTCCTAAAGCTCGTATTGCTTGTTGAGCTTGAGCACCAAGCATATCGATGTATGCATCTTTTTGAGAATCTGTAGTGCCATTAAATGTGTTGTTGTTGTTAAATGTAGCACGAACATTCGACGTCGATGTGTTGAGTATGGACGCAATCTCAGATTGTTTTTCGTACTCAGTCATTGTGTCAAAATTGCCACCTAACAGCTCGATTATCCAACCTAACGCTTCAGTTATAAAGCCTAATGCGTCCATGCTAATGTCTAAGAACGATTTAATCGTGTCTTTATTATTCATAAAGAATTCAATGACTTCGGTTTGTAAGTCGAGTCTGAATTCGTCCATCTCAATTTGAAATTCTAAATATTTTTCAAAAAAGCCTTGGTCGTAAAGTTTTTGATAACGCTCGGCGTATTTTGTCATGATATCTTGAAATTTCTGCCGCTGTTGATTTGTCATATAAAACAAATCTTCTTCAGACTCAATTCCAAGCATATCTTTTGCTTTTTCAAAACCATACGATTCAGACGCAGACAAACCATACGTGAAAGCGTTTTCTCGTGTTGTTCGATTTGACAAAAGCGATGACTTTAACATCGTATTCATCTCATCAAACACATCTTTTATAGATGACGTAATTATGTTCGTAAAATTTTTTGCGGCGCCTACGAATACTTCTTTTATTGACGTCTTAAATTTATCACTAAAATGAGTCGCAATATCATCGAACGACTTCTTTATTTTTTCGATGCTCTTTTTATCTGCATCAAATTCAACTGGCATCTTTAACCCGAATTCGTCCATTTTATCAACTCCTTATTTATTTTGGCAGCCGATGCTGGATTCGAACCAACACATGCAGGAGTCAAATTCCTGTGCCTTGCCTGTTTGGCTAATCGGCTAAATGGAGCTCCCATTCGGACTCGAACCGAAAACCTGCTGATTACAAATCAGCTGCTCTGCCAATTGAGCTATGAAAGCACGAATTACGACGTTTAATTCTGATGAACTTTATAAGCTGAAATATATTTCCATATTATCTAAATTATAAAGTGTCTCAGAATTAAACGTCGTTAATCAAGTTTTATTTCGAATACTCTTATTTAATGAGTTACGATTATATGATGCAACCATAAACATCTCATATAAATCAAGTGCTTCGAAACAGTCATAAACATCACGAAGTTCAGCGTATGTTGCAAGTTTGTTAGTGACGAGCGTGTAGATTATATGATGAACTCGTTTGCAGTTTATGAAATCAACATTGCCGTCGATCAATGTTGTTGGAGCTTCATTTATTATTCGACGGAGCTCTTGAAAAAAGGTGTAAGAAATTCTTGCATGAAGAATTCGACAAGCTTTTGTATTCCTTCAAAATCGTTTTCGATTCCTGCAGGTATATATACTTCTCGACCTTCTGTTTTTACAGGCATCCATTGCTCTCCAGCTTGAACCTCAATTCTTTCAAGCACATTCGTAAAGAATGCCTTAGCGCCTTCAACACTCTTCATGTCACTTGCCGTACGAAGTGCAAGTGCTTCGATCGCATTCATTCTTTTGATGCGATAAGTGTTGTCATTGTAAACCAACGTTTTCTGTTCCATATTTATCTCCTTTATTCTGCCCAATTTGCAGAAATTGTAATATTGCCGTATCCGTAAATGCTATTGCCGTTTATCGTCTTTGTGTTGCCCGAATGTAAAAAGTAATATGTCTTATCGTCATTGCCATCGTATTTAGAAATATCTGTACCTGTGACCTTTACGTAACCGCCATAACCAGATTCATGCACGTTTATATCTCCAGAACCTATTGTTGTGTATGATGCAGGGTTATTTTTAAGTACGACTTTTATTACAGGCGATGATGTAGTATATGAAGTGTCCGCAGTCAAAGTCATAATACCTGTTGCAGCAGTTACTTCAATCTTCGGTAAATCTAATGCAACTTGCATTTTACCGTCTGAACCAATTGCTCTCGAAATACCATTGCCCGATGCAGTTTTGTCGTAAATCATTTGACCTGTTAACTCAAACGTAAAGCTTGAAAAATCATGAATTACGGGTGCGTCATTTGTTCCGATATTTCCATACAAACCGGGAATGCTATTGACATATCCAAACGCCATCTCTCCAGGCTTGAGCACAGTCCCTGTCGGTGCGTTTTGTGAAGTTATGAACTTCAAATTTGAAGATATAAGTTTTGTTGCCATAACTTCTCCTTAACGAATTATATCAATGCAATTTCAAGAGCAACATCTGCAGAAATTCCATCCGCTGTTACTGTGATGCCGTTTCCTGCTTGAGCGCTTATAACGCCATTTGAAACAGCGAGTCCGTTTCCTGCTTGAGCAATGCCTTTCGCAGATTTCGAAATCGTAGGCAAGTTCGCAGCAGGTACAGTTCCTTCAATGTCTGTTGTTGCAGTGATTTTGTCTTTAAATGCAAGACCTTTGAGATCGTTAAGCCATTTCGCGATCTTTCCAAGAGATGTTGCCACACTCTCTCCGCTCTCAACGTTTACTCTCGATGCAGCCATCGTAAAAGTCGAAAGAATATCTGCACCACCAAGAACAACAGTTCCAGATTTTCCGTTAACACTCGTAACGTAATTGCTCGGAACAAGAATTTCTTGCCAGTTTGCAAGTGTAGATGCAGGAGTCCTTTGCAAAATATATGTGCGATTTATATCCGTACGAATTGCAATATCACCGACCTGTGCGTTAAGAGCAAGCATTGCTGCCTCACTATCAACAACAAACACATCAGTAATAGCTACTGCAGGAATTACGCCTTCAGGTAATTTTCCATTTGCGTCAAGCACAGGCACATTACCTTGAGCTGTACCAGTGTTAACGTGTGCAGCAGTTCCTAAACTATCAGAAAGATCTGTCACAGATTGAGAAACAGCGTTTATAGCTCTAGTTGTTGCATCCTGAGACATTACAGCTGTTAAACTGTTACCTGTTTCCTGCTTAATCTCAATCGATACTGCACCTGCTTGAATAAGGTCCACAACAGCATCATCATAGTTGCCGTAAATAGAAGCACGTCCATTGACGACACCGAACGCCATATAACCTTTAGGCAGTTCAGTTGTTGTAGGAACGTTTGTTCTTGCAGTTCCATCGATAAGCTTTAAGTTTGTTATTAGTTTTAATGTTGCCATATTTTTTTCTCCTTTAAATTTTTGTTATCTCTAATTTTGGGTTTGCGATTGCATTTTCAACATCCGTTACTCGTATGTCAATCGCATTTACTTGAGTTTTTGTTGCGACGTTAGGATTGATAAGAATCGTTTGTCCTGTATCAATCCATCTATTGCTTTGATATTTCCATCGTGTGTTCGTCTCAAATACATCTGCGTAATCTCCGTTTAGTGCTGAAACGTTGTTCAAATTCTCAATCGTTATAAAGTCACCTTTATACACGTTATTAGATTGAATCAACATCGCTTGCACTTTTGCGTTAAACTGTGGAGGCGTTGCAATCTGAGCACAAACTTTTTTTCGTTCAACTACTTTCATTTACAACGTTCTCCTTTTTCAAAATCGTCAATACGCCGTCGTAAATTGCAGTCTTAAATTGATTGTTCTTAAACTTTACTGTAATGTCGTAAGAGTAATTTCCTGCTTCAAAAGCCTGTGTTGTATTACCGTCAATCAACAATCCGTATTGAGTGTCATCGATTTTCGTAAGCTCAATCTGTGTTGCTAGTCTTTTACAAGTAAATATCACAGACTCAACATTTGACAATGCAACATCGTTTTGATCTGTCAATATAAAATCAAATGAAGCATAATCGCCTTGTATAATCTCAATATCGTAATTGTTTTTTATTGGTATCATACAATTGCAGCTCATAAGCTTACACTCCTTTTACTTGGTCTCTTACCCATCCGTCGAAATAGCATTCAATTTTTGTAACTACTTCGTGTTTTAATGTTTTTGTACCATCTTCAGCCACAACCTCTTTTGCTTCATACCTTTTAATTTCACGCCGCCTTGTTGCTTCAGTATATGCCGCCTCGTACGGATTTTCACCATCTGCACAAGTAAAAGGCACAAGCTTTCTTTCGAGGAATTGCAACTCTTTGGCCTTCTCACGACTTGCATGTACCCACAGTTCTGCAACACCCGTATTACCTTTACGGTCGATTTTACGAACAATAGCAAACGCCTCAGGCAAAGTGATTCCCAAATCTTTTACTTCATAATTCTTTTTATAAAGTCCCATCAGTAAAATCTCCTTACTAGTTTTATTATACATCTTCAGTATCGCCAAACCGTTTAGTACGCTTGGCATCCTCATACATCTCTTCTATAGTAGAACCATTAATTTCAGTCCAAGCCTGTTCAATAACCTTAGGTAATGAATTTTTAATATCAGGATAATACTTAATCATATATTTATGCTCATGTTTGCATCCATCTTTAAAAAATAAGTCTTCTTCATAAAAATGTTTTTCTTCAAGTAATTCAGTCCAAGTTGTATAAAGTTGTGATAATATAGTATCATTTTTAAGAAGTTCTGTAAAACTATCTTCAGTAAATGTTTCATCTACTGGAATTAAAATGCCTTCATCGTTTTTATAAGCTATATTGTTATCTATAAGATATTTCTCATAAGAATTCTGAGCTTCTAAAATTAACTCATCGTACTTAGCTAAAATATCTTCAGGATTAGAAGCTACCTTATTGACCTCTCTTGATTTAGCAGTTTCATAAACTTCAAAATTACCTTCAGTATCTAATATCTTAATATATTTTCCATCAGAATTTAATAAAGCCATTATGGTGCATACCCTCCATAAATTTGTACATAACCAGTACCTCCATTACCTCCAGTGGATGCTGCGCCAAATATTCCGTTTCTACATCCGCCACCACCTCCTCCAGAACCATACGCTCCAGAATTCGCAGCAGAGGATTTTGCTGAACCCTTAGAACCCTGTGCAAATGGTGATCCGCCACCACCTCCTCCAGATCGTCCTCCAGAACCCGCAGATCCACCTGAATTAATAAAAGACTTGGCATAAACACTACCGCTATAAGGACGAAGAGCGTTGTTCCATGTAGACCCCGCAGTACCGCTATAACTTTCTGAACCACTTCCTCCTCCACCCGAAGCTCCCGAATAAGTATATGTTCCGCCAGATGCACTACCACCCGATCCACCACCACCGCCGCCGTTTCTTACACCTCCACCGCCACCACCATATGCGGTTCTAGTGGAAGCTCCTCCTGTTATTTTAAGAGTAGAATTTCCTCCACTGCCAGCAGTACCACCCTCAGCAACTTGAGAGGTTGAACCACCACTACCCATTGTTATGGTAATGGTGCCACTTGTAGGTACAACATCGACTATAACTCCTCCGCTACCTCCACCGCCACTACCAGTATACAAGTTAGTAGAGCCTGCACCAGCACCACCACCTCCACATAAAACTATCAGAAGAACAGTAGGTAGCACTCCTTTATAAAAGGAAGATGGATATAACATTGTACCTCCAATAAGTAGGCGCGAACTAGTTGCAGTTATAGTTAAGGATGAAGTATAACCTTGATAAAGTAATTTACTATTAAAAGTAGGTTTTGTGCCAACCATAGGAAACTGAACTCTACGGCCCTCAGTAGTTCCCCCATCATATATATTGGTAGTGTAAGCCTTAACCCAAGATGCACCACCACCGCTAGGAAACTTCGGATAGCTAAAATTATTAATATTAGTTAAACTCACTACTTCTAAAGCATCATCTTTCTCACATTTATTGCTTAAATCTTCATTATCTTGGAAGTAAGTATTTGATTGTATAGCCATAATTACCTACCCTCCAATTCATTAACCCTATCTCTAAGTTTCTTAACTTCTGCCATAAGCATATACATAAGACTTCTGTCGTCCACACTGAGATAACCAGATTTTTTGTCTTCGTTAACGGCATCAGGGAATAACTTTTGAACCTCCTGAGCAATTACACCCACAGATTTAGTTTCGGAATCTTTATAATTAAATTCTTTAATAGAAAGATCAAGTACCGATACCTTAGGCTCATAGGATTTAATGTTCTCTTTAAGTCTTTCATCTGAAGAGGTATAGAGTTTTTTGCAATAAACATCAGAATAACCTCCAGAGCCTCTACCATCACCAAAATTAAAAGCATTAATGTCTACACTTGTTGTGCCAGTTCCAGTTGGATCTTGTCCAGATGAGAGGGTTCTATATCCCACCCAAACACTGCCGCCAAAATCACTAGCTATTTCAGGATTCCACTCATTGCCATGATAAACTTTTAATGTGTTAATGTTCCCGCTACCAGTTATACTCTGTGAATTTATTGTTTTTAGAGTAGGAGTCGTATCAATATTTCCGCTACCAAGTATACTCTGTGAATTTATTGTCTTAAGAGTAGGGGTTGTATTGATATTCCCACTACCATAAATACTTTGATTGTTAATGGTTTTGACATTGCCATTAGGACCACCACTTATAAGCCCGTGTCCAACCTCGTTACCATGATACCAACTTATAATACCGCTTGGACTTACAGTAAGTTCATATGGGTCAGACTTGAGCTTGAGTTGACTTGGTCCGAGACGCGCTGATTGTTCAAGACTTCCATGAGAGGAAATTACAATACCACCTGAATCAGGAGGACCGCCAGATGTCAAAGTAATATCTATGGCGGGGCGAGGTACATTATTATTCGTCAGAGTTATAGGACCTGTCTCTGGAATTGCAAGTTTAGCCTCGACCTTATCGCCTGCAGAATTAACCGCTATCGAAATGCCATTACTGCCAGATAAAAGTCCATTAAGTGTTGTAGCATTAAGACCGTTCTTTGCGATTGTGTTCAATCCTGCAGTAATCTTTGCTTGCACATCACTTATTGTTGACAAATGCGTTAGACTCGAAATATCAACGCCTGCAACTTGAATTGCTTCCATTAAGCTTGCAGCGACCAAGTTCGCTTGTCTTAAGCCTGTGTTGACTCGAATTGCACTCGCAGGATCGCCAGCTTTAAAGCCGTTAACTCGTTGTGTGTCAGATGCAAAATTTGCCTGAGATAAGACATTAGTCCCTGCAACAGGTGTGTCAATCCAATTTTTGAAATTGTTGGCCATTTACAACCTCCTTATATTTATTCTGCAAGATCATTAAGTGTGATTTTCTTGCCTTTTTTAATGTCAAGCTTGAATGCGTTCTTTGCTTCAGTTACAGTGTCAAGTGTTGCCTGTTCGTCTTTATCAAGCTCGTCCTTTTCGAACGTTTGACCTATAGTCAAAATACCGTCGTGCTCAAGTGCTTTGACAGAGTTCCACGTTGCAATGTCTGCAGGGTACTGACCTTTTCCTGCTCGAATTAGCACCTGATATTTCGGCCACTCCGGATTCACCTTAAGTCTGTCCGGAATATGCGCGTCAGGGTTCGTTACATCCTGATTTTGCAATCCGCACGTTACTCGAATCGTAATGCTCGACTGAATTTCTACAAATTTTGCCATTGTCTTATATCTCCTTATTTTTAATCTTTTTCTGAAATCATGTAGACTCTTAATACCTCTCCAGTTAAGAACCTACAAAAATGCGTTTCGCTCGATAATGCTCGATAAAGCTCAACGTTTATTAGATTCACATTATTTCGTGTTACCGCTTTACCCATAAACTTAAGTATCTCTCTCACGTTATCAAACATGTATTTGAATTCTTCACCAGTTTTGTCATAAAATACAAGAAAGTATCTGCCCTTGTAAAGAGCCTTGTTTTGTGTTGCTGTAACGCACATTTTACTCTCCTATCTTTATGCTTTCAAGCTCCTCATTCATTTTGTCATCAAGTTTTTCAATCTCCTGTTGAGTCAATCCAAAATCAACCTCGCCTTTGTTCACATATTTGCTCAAAGCCATTGCTGTAAGCTTAGGTGTCAAAACGCCTGCGTCCTGAAGTTTAGCGCACAAATCGACGAAATCGCTCAAGCCTTTAATTCGATCTTCATCTTGTTTCTTCACAAGCAAAGAATCAAACGTAAACTCAACTCGTTCGTCAATGCCATAAATATCGTACAACAGTCTCAAAAACTTCTCGTACACAGGTCGTAAATAGCTTTCACAACGTCCATTGATTGTCTCATCATAACGTTCAAGTGCGTCAGTATCGTTCGAAAAACCTTCTTTCAAATCTCCAAACAACACACCTTGCATCTCAACAGCTGCACTTATCTGCCACATGTTTTGCTCAAGTAAGTTGCTCAAACCAGTCAATCCTGCGAAGCTATGTTCCTGATAGTCGTCTTCCTTATCCAAGAAAGTTAAGCTGTTATACGAACGACCCCAGTTTACCATCTCAAGTCGTTTTCTCAGTTGTTCTTCGTTCTCAGCATCCGAGCCCATAAAAATACCGCGCATACCGCTCATTTTAATCACTTCAATGAGTGACTTATTTATGAGCGATTGCACGCTATTCTTTAGCTTTTCATCTCGACTTAACTCATTAAGTATATGAGCGCCTTCAGCGTATCCCCAACCTTGCAGCATTCCGTTCTTTATCAACTTCGGTGCTGTTCTATGTTCGTATCGTAAAACGAAATCATGATGCAAAGTCTTTGTGTTGCCGTTAGCGAAAGTCACATCGTAACTCATAGGCTTGCCATAGTCCAAGCTTACCATATCGTCAACCATTGTTGCAGAGGGTGCGACACCATACCAACGATCGACAACATAAAATCTCATCGCCTTTGCCAGACGAGCTTTCTCAATATTCAACGGCTTTTTATAATCTTCGTCAGTGAAATTATCGAACAACACACAAGCAATGCTGCCACCGAACAATTCACCCCATTGCAAAAGTTGAATGAAGTCTGTCCTGTGTTGTTGCATTTTCTGCATCACTTTCGAAAATTTATCGTTCGTTCCTTGTAAAGTTATACCTGCACGTATCATGTCTTGCGCAGGCTTGTCTATGCAACGTCTGAACACCCAAGAACTATTGTACAATGCCAACCACAAACTCCAATCAAGCGTTATAGCGTCCCAAGAAT